ACAGGCCGGGTTCAGCCGACTCCCACGCGGCTTCGATGATTTCATGCCACAGCTGCCTAGCGTCTACGTGCTCCTCAACGAGGTGCTGGACGCCCTTCTCTACCGGAAAGCGTAGGTGGACGTTGCCGCCTTCCTTGACAGCGTTCATGAACTCATCGGTCAAGCGAATGGAGATGTTGGCGCCGGTTACCTTCTTCTTGTCCTTCTTGATGTTGATAAAGGTACGGATCTCTGGGTGATGCACCGATATCGTCAGCATCAACGCTCCGCGGCGGCCGCCTTGCGCAACTTCACGACACGTGTTGCTGAAGCGCTCCATGAAGACGCTGATGCCGTCAGTGGTCCTGGCAGCGTTTGCAGTCTGGATGCCGCGAGGCCTGATCGTTGAGATATCAAATCCAACGCCACCTCGACGTTTCATGATCTGCGCCTGTTCCTGGTCGGTCTTCATGATGCCGCCGTATGAATCGTGTGGAGACTCAACCACGAAGCAATTGGACAACGATTGATACTGAAAATCGTTACCAAGCGCAGCCATGGGGCTTCCTTGTGGGACCACTTCCCACGACGACAGCAACGCAAAGATGTCATCTTCTGACAGTGGGTCCGGATACTTCGCTTCAACACGAGCAAACTCACGCGCTAAGCGACGATGCATGTCAGATGGAGTCAGCTCATAGATGTTGCCTTTTAGGTCACGAAGGGCGTACTTTCCCGCAAAAACATCCGCTGCCAACTCATCACCATTGAAGTACTTAAGCGATGCTTCACGGACTTCACGGTACTTAAACGTCTTCATCAACATTGTCTCCCGAGGCGTAAACAACCCAAGGCTGGTCAGGTGAACTTAGACCAGCCCTCATGGTTCCCATACCTATTCGCTCTTTTTGGTCACGTCTGAAACATCTTCGCCATCAATCGTAGGTGGATTTCGTCGTTGAAGAACGGTGTCGTTCTGAACTTCCTTCCACTTGTCACGGATCGCACGTTTAAAGTCACTTTCATTTTCCTTGATCGTTTCTTCTGGGTTGCTGGCGCGACCTGAGATCTCAAACACGCTGCGAGACGTATCGATCTTCACTGGATACACGATGCCGTCGCGGCCAGCCCTGTTTTTAGCAATGAACAAACGACCATGGCCATCAGCTTTTTCGTGCGACCGCCTAGAGATGCCTATGACAACGTCTGCAACCATCGCTTTTCCATACGCCTCGCTCATGTTGCTCAGGTCCACGATCTCAGTCTGGGAACCTTCCTTGTTGGACTGCGAGGCTGTCCAGATTGGGACCTTCTTTTCGCCAGCGTATCCCCTAAGCTCTTCATAAATCAGCTTTAACTCGTGCCTCAACGAGTCATACTGACGCGTTGAACGCATGATGTCAGCGTAGTCAATGACAATCAACCCAGGATGAAATCCTTTAAGATCAAGGCGTTCAATGTGGCTTCTCAACGTGTAGATGGTCGCTGTGTTTGGCGGCAGGTACTTGATCCTAAGCCTCCCCAGCTTCATCGACTTGTACTTTTCAATGATTGCTTCCTTGTTGTCAATGACGTCGTTAGAATCAATGTCACAAAGGTTAGAATCGTAACGACGACCGACTGCTTCTTCAGAAAGCTCAAACGTATAGTGCAACACGTCAACGTTAGCCCTTAACGCATTTGCGCCTAGAAACGTAAGCATGTGGCTCTTACCGACGCCAGTCGGAGCAACGATTACGCCGATCTCGCCTGATCCTAGGCCACCGTTGAGGATGTCTTTACGATCTAGCTCATCAACGCCAGTGGCGACGCAGTTTCGCTGCATCAACGTAAACCTGCTGTCATAGTCAACAAAGAAATCGTGTCCAAGAGCCGGGGTTGTTCCGACGCAGATGGCGCTCTTGATCTTTTCTACGATCTGGTCGTATTTCTCTGCCTCAATGTCATCGATGGCACCCTCAATCGCAGACCTCAACGCCTGCTTACGACAAAAATCAAGCGACTTTTCCTTCACATACTGGAGGTCGCCTGGATCTGGGTTTGATCGCATCCTTTGCAGGTAGCTGATGATCTGATCACGCAGCGCGACGTCAGTCGCAACCTTTAGCTCGTCACGGATGATTGTGACGAGCATCTGCAACGTAGGAAACACCTTGTATTTCCTCGCAAAGCTAAAATACCGATCTGACAAGAAGCTAAGGTATTTCAGGTCAAAGTAGTCAACGTTAAACACCTCAAGCATCTGCTCAGCAAACTGCTTGTCGACGAGCAGCGCCTGCATGACCTTTTCCTGAAAGGCTTTTCCGTATTCGTTAAACGTTGTTGATTGGTTACTCACTTATTCCTCAGGTCGTTTGGTGGACAAAGCCCATGACAGACGTCAAAGCATGACGTGCTCAAAATCAAGAACCAGTTTTATGCTCAATGTTGTTGATGCAGTTGAATGAGTAGAAAAAGTTTTCTACGTCAAAATCGCTGATCCCATCTTTCAACAACAGCTTCATTAGCCCCATTCTATCAGAACGAGGCTTGAATGTACTCATGACATGTTCAACAGAGGCGGCTTGCGTTGCAGACAACATGCTTCCGTCAAGAAAAACCAAATGCCAGTTTCGTTTGATGTCTTCTTGCTGCTGGACAACACGGCGATGAATTACGCTCTCATCAATGTGAGCTGCGGCATAGCTGATCACATCCTGCAACAACGCTTCCTGCTCAGTGCCAAGAAACGGATACATCTTAGATACAGTCTTGAACCCAATGCCTTTGATGCCAGGAACGTTGTCAGACGGATCGCCGCACAACGCCTTTGCTAGGGCAAAGTTATGCGCCTGAACCCTAAACTCCACCAGAACATCAGGTGCCTCTACAAACGTTTTTTTATGCAAGCTATAGATCTTGGTGTCCTTGCTAAGGAGCTGATAGAGGTCTTTGTCGGAGGAAACGATGATCTTTTCCTTTTTCCGCAAAGGCGATGAACAAAGATACGCAATGATGTCATCGCCTTCACAGTCAGAAACGTATAGCTGGCAAACAGGGATGCATTTTAGCATCCCTAGCAATGTGATCAGCTGGTGTTGCCTGTTCTCATCTGTGTCTGGTATGTCACCCTCGTAAAACCTGTTTAGCTTTTCGGGGCGCCTGTTCAGCTTGTACATTGGGTACAGCTTACGACGTCTCTGTGAGCCTCCGCCTTCCCACGCTACATACACAACGCTAGGTTGAACCTCAGACACGATACGACGCAGCGTCTTTAGGAAGCCTATGCAGCCACCCATCTGGTAGCCGTGGGATGACATCGTTGGGTACGCAGCCCAAGAACGCACGAAGAGGTTCATACCGTCAACAATGAGAACAGGTCGTTGGATTTCTTCCTCTGTCATAGCACTTGTGCCTAACATACTATGCCGGGTCACCCCAAAGATCAACGGCAGAAGCGATCACTTCATTCCAGTTGATCCAAAGCCGCCGACAGAACGAGCGGTGCTAGACAGCTCTTCGTGTTCTTGAAATGTGGCACGAGCCACGGGCGCAAACACCAACTGGGCTATCCTTACGCCTGGTTCAACAGTGTATTTTACGCGGCTAGTGTTGTGAAGCAAAACCTGAACCTCTCCCCTATAGTCAGAGTCGATAGTTCCAGGTGAATTTAGGACAGTCACCCCGTGGTCTTTCGCAAGGCCAGAACGAGGCCTAACCTGGCATTCGTACCCTTCAGGTACCTCCAGAAAAAGGCCCGTAGGTACCATGGCTGACTCTCCTGGTCCCAGCTCAACAAATCCTGTCGCAGTGACGTCACATCCTGCGGAGCCTGCAGTCTTATAAGCAGGCACGTTCGTCTCAAGGTTCTTCCTTTTAAGCTTTACGACAATGTCACTCATCGCTAAAAACCTCGTCTTCGGATGAAGAATGATCAGCCGCCTCTTTGCCAGAAGTGATCACATACGTGTCCTCGATCGCCTTGTCGATGAAAGGCTTGTAAAGAGGATCTGACATGATCTTGTCAAAGTCGCTCTTGTAGAACTTCTTTTCGATCAACACCTCGCCAGTCTGCTCATCAGTGACAGTGAAAAGCCTCCATGATGACGTTCCGCTGATGTTGATTTCTACCCTCTTTTTTCCATCCTTTGGGTGTTCATAGTCAGCAAAGACCTTGTTTGTGCTGCAGTATGCACGAACCTCATCGAAGATGTACTCGTGTTCAACGATGCCTTTTCCGAAGATGATGTCAAACTCATACTTGCGAAACGGAGGAGCGAGCTTGTTCTTCTTCAACGTCATGATGACGTGGATGCCGATGATGTTTCCCTTCGAATCCTTGACCTGCGTGCCGCTGCTTAGCCTAACGCGCACAGAGGCATGAAACGGAATCGCCTTGCCTCCGGGCGTCACCTGTGGGTCTCCGTGTTGGACACCAATGGCATCACGCAGCTGGTTTAGGCAAAGCAACGTTACGTTGTTCTGCCCAATTACACCAGTGATCTTTCGCATGCCTTTGCTGATGACGCGGGCCTGTAGGCCAACAGTCGTGTCTTCATACTCACCGTTTAGCTCTGCCAACGGCGACGTGGCTGCGACTGAGTCCCAGATGACAAGAACAGGTACGTCCTTCACAAGCGACTTTGCCTTCAAGATTGTGTCTTCGATCGCCTTGAACACATGCTCTGTCGCATGAACATCCATGTAGACAAAGCCCTTTTTGATGTTGATCCCCATCTCCTTTAGCTTAAGGAGAGGCGTAGCATTTTCAGTGTCAATGTAGATGACAATGCCGCCTAACGCCTGTGCACACGCTGCAGCGTGGTATGCAAGGTGTGACTTTCCGATCGACGGAGGACCAGCGATCTCAATGATCCTTCCCTCCGGATACCCGCCGCCAGATGCGTTACGAATGGCATAGTTCAGCTGGATTGATCCGGTATCGAGCCAACGTTTGACAACAGTCGGCGCCTCGACCTCGGCTAGGTTATACGCCACTCGCATGCCAAACTCCTTGTTGAGGTCGGAGATCAGCTGCTTTGTGATGTCATCAATCTCATCGTTAGCGCTTTTTTCGTGTGCTTCGTTGGACGCTTTCTTTGCTTTAGCCATTCTTTCCCCTTGTGTTACCGTTCATAATGTGAAACAATGATCTGGTGCACGTGCCGCTGCCGGCTATCATGTGCGCCAGATCATTGCTTATCTGTTACAGCTGCAGGTTGATTAGCCTTTGCTCAATCGTCTTCTTCCATCAGCTCTGCAAATGCATCTTCGATTGACTTCTTAGCCGCTGCGGGCTCATCATCAACAGAAGGCGTTGGGGCTGATTTCTTGGCCTTGGCCTTGGCCTTTGGCTCAGCCGCCGCCACAGGAACAGAAGGCGACGTCTTCAGCTCATTTGCGATCTTGTCAAGCTCATCGCTTGATGAGCCGTCGTCACGTGAGGTACCGTCGCTGCTCGATGCATCTCCGCCGTTCAGCCAGCTGTTCAAGATCGCTTCGATCTCCTGGGTCGACTTGAGCTTATACATGTCATCAAGGTTTGGAACAGAGTCCAACCACTGCTTTGACAAGGCAGGATCGTCAGACAGCTTGCTCGGTCTCCTAACGTCGACAGTCGTGTCCAACGAAGGCTTGCCGTTAAACATCTTTCCTTGCGTGTGGGAGATGGTGACCTTAAGGTCAAAGCCCTCGTTCGGATCGAGAATGTCTCCTACGTCTTCCTCGTTAAAAAACCCAAGAAGTCGCTGATAGATCGGCTTGCCGAACGACCAAACCTGGACTCCTTTGCTTTCCTCGCCCCTGACGATTACGGGCATGTATGCACGCATCTTAGGAAGCATCTTCTTCGCCACGATTCTGTCGTCAGGTTTGCCTGAGCTGAACAGCTTTCTGATGAGGTCATCAATCGGATCGGGCTTACCAAACTGCTTTGGTGTCAGGATGCCAGGATTGACAAAGTAGTAAAACCACCGCTCAATGAACGGCAGCCCTTCCGTGGGGTTCTTCCAAGGGAGCCCCCTAACCTTATATTCCCCGATGCCCGGCTTCCACATTTGGATAGACGAGTTCTTCTTGTTTCCGCTAAGCTCAGCTACGCGCCTACGAATCGCCTCTAGATCAATTGCCATTTTCCTCTTTCCTTTGTGTCTAAACCCCATTACTGGGCGTCTAGATCATACGATGTTATGAACGTTTTGTTTACTTTTTCCGTGCATTTTTACGTCGGTTTAGCTTGTCGGGATCCATGCCCAACGGACCAACGTAACCAGGCACCGCACTGGCGCCTGAAAACTCAGTTATTTCTTCGTTTTCGTTTTCCTGATCGTGAGGCTCAATGAGCTGGTTTGGAACGCGAGCCATCGCTGTTTCGGGCAGCTTTAACAATGATCCATCCAGCTCACGCAAAAGCAACCTTACGTACTGCTTAAGCAAAAAGCTACTCACGTCATAAATATTGACACCTCGCTTAGTTTGGGTCAATAAAGCCCCTTTTCTTGCTTCGTTGAGATGAGATCTGCCATGTGAACGACGTCTGCTAGCTTGGGTTCCTTGAGCTTGTATGCTGCATTTTCGTCTGCATACTGTCCGTCGTTTAGCTTGATAGCCAGCATCTCATCCTGTGAAAGCTTCAATCCAAAGTGCTGGCAGAGAAAGATCCCTCTGTCAGGCACTGTCATGTATTGGATGTCTTTGTTGTAGGTGTATTCCTCACCTAGCTTGTCGGCTCGCCATTGATCAGTCTGTGGAATGTAGTAGTCGTTCTCGTGGTCCCCGACCTTTCCAAGGTCATGAAAAAGACACCCAACGATCAATGATTCCTTAGGAAGGTCCCAAGAAAACGCTCCAGCAAGCAAGCGAGCGTTCATCAACACCCGAAGCGAGTGATCAACCAGCCCACCGGGAAATGCGTTGTGGTAATCACGTCTTGCAGACGCAGGACACAACGCTAACCGTTCGCCCAACGCTTCGACCATTGCAATAGCAACGCTAGAACGATCTCCTAGCTTGCCTAGCAACATTAGCATTCTCTGCCAGTTTTTCTCAATCTCTTCAGGCGTCAATGACATATTGATCATGCTATTGCACGTTGTTCCTGTGTACAAACCAACCGTTCAACCTTAAGCTGGAAGGCTTGGACGTACCCCGGGACGGTGACGGGACCCACCTTCATGACGTCATCAACACATCGCGCCGGTACGTCAAGAAACAACGCATCGTGAAGCAAAAACAGAGGCCTAACATCCGGCGTAACAAGCGCCAGATGGTCAATCACCTGTTTGAAGCCCAACAAAGACACGTCTACACCGGTTGATTGCGCATAGTAGTTTTTGAAGATGTGAGGAAGCGGTTCGTCAATCGTGATTGGACGTCCATAACGATTGTTGATCCTTCCTGTCTGCAAAAACTGCTCCTTGATCCGCTTCATGAGGTCTTGAACGTTGAAATGGTTCCTAACCCTTTTCACAAACGAATCAAGCTCTTTTCCGCTGATGCCTAGCGCCTCGCCTAACGCCTGCTTTGAGCTTCCATACAGCTCGCTTATGACTGCACCCTTAACGGCTTTCCGATCGTAGCCAAGCTCAGCAGCGATTGAACCGTAAAGGTCAACCTTGTCGCAGCGATGCCCGGCTTCATACAGCAAAATGCGCGCCTCCAACGCAGCAAAGTCGATCGACATGATGCTTCCCCTTGTGGTTGAAGGAGCGATTATGTCACGATGTTCACGCTTTAACGTCAAGATGTGAGGCCCCGAGGAGACCGTAAGCCTTCCAGTCAATGTTCCAAACCTGTCGTATGTGACCTGCTCTGCAAACCCTGCTACGCTGGTCGGCGCAAACGTTTTGATCGCTTGAACGTTACCGACGTTCAACCTGACTAGCTCCTCAAGCCTGGCTGATTTTATGAACGCAGGTTTCAATGCCCTCATGACCTCGTTTCCAGGCACCCAGGTGTCTCGGAAATAATTGATCGGTAGGCCTACAAGGGAATCAGCCAGCCTGGCTAACAAGTTTTTCACAAAGGCACGGTGAGCCTCGGCTGGCATGCAGTGGACCCACGGAGGGTTTTGCAACGATGGCGCCACCTGTTGCATCACCCTTACGTACCTTTCTGGCGGGTTGCAACCTATGTCTACCTGACCGAGTCGCAGCAGCGAGTCCATGCACCAATCGTTCAGCGGCTTGACATTGCCGCTAAAGTGCCAGCAGTTTTTTGGCACCTCGCCAAGCCAAGCGCATCCCTCAGGAGACCACATGAGGTGGCTCTTTGTTCCTAACACCTTGGAGTCAACGCAAAACTCCACGAATAGACAATACGATCCGCTGCAGAACGTTTACAACTAAGGCACCTGCATAGACTTAACGTAGTCAATGATGGTCGGTGCCCCAAAGAACTTTCCGTATGCATCAGCAAACGTCAATGTCATGTTTGATTCAAACTTTCCAGGCGTCAGCGTGTGCGTGATGCCTGTCAGTCCGTAGATGTTGTCGACTGTTGTTCCGGTGTTAAAGTCAATGAAAAACATCTGCCCAAACATCAGCAGCGGGCACCCAAACGTTGTCAATGACATGGACGCAGGCACGATCCTCAGCGGCAAGCCGCCGACGTCTGAGCCGTTGCTTTGAAGCGCTTGAGGCTGGCCGGCGCCTTTAGCCTGGGCCTGCATCTGCGTAGTAGCGAGCAACGGATCCTGTTTTGATGCAAGGTTTGCGTTGATGATGCTAGATGCATTGCCTCCATACACAATCGTAGGAACCATCTTTGAAACAAAGTCTTTGATCTGTTGGTTGCTAACGTTGCCGTTTTTCGTTCTATCGATCTTGGCATCTGGCGTCAACGTTTTAAGCAACGATGCCCATACGTCTGAGGCTGTCTTCTTTTTGTCCTGGACCTGCTGGCGAAGGTATGCGTTGTCAACCTCCACAAACGAAAGCTTGTCGTCAGACTGTAGCACAGCGTCAGCCAGCTTGTATGGATTGTTGCTCTTGTCAAAGATATGGACACGCATGATACGAACGTATTGCCTTGCACGTCCGCCGTTTGCAAACCCTGAAACGCTTGGTGACGCCTCAAACTGATGTAGCTTATCAACGTCGTTTGTCGCTGTTGACGAATAGACTGTCTCTACGTACACCTCGATCGTCGGCATGCGAAACTGCGCCCTCGCAAGCTCTAGCTGTTCAGGATTGATCCCTTTCTTCAGCTTGGCGTCCTGCTTGTTCGCTGGGTCATACGGCGCAAAGTACTGCCTAAATCCGTAGCCGATTGCACGGGTGTCATGTAGCTGGGCATCGATGACCAGCCGCAAAAACTCCTCAAGCGTTACACGTTCTGATCCTTTTCGTTCAACGTGATCGCGGTATTGGTCAAGAAAGACTGGCATCTCAATAGGAAACTCAGCGATGTTAACGCTAGCGCATGCTCCAGCCTGGTCGTTAAACTGATAGAAAAACAGCTGCAGCTCGTCGATTTCATCGATTTGCTTAAACGTATTGGCGGTGAAGACAGACACTAATTTGCCAAATGAAACAGCTTTCTTTCTGAACGCTGACGTTGACTTGTTGGTTGGGTTGACCATGGTCTTAACGTCGTTGTCGCTTGCGTAGGCGTTCAACGTCTCAACCAACGTTGTCAACGGGTGCGGCTCAGACTTTGACTCAGCCTGTTTCTTTGCGTTCTTTGCAGCTGACGGCAAAAATGGGTCAGGGCCGTTCATCACCTCCGCAAACCTAGCGTTAGTCACGTTTGTCGCTTGTGACTCAAGCCTTTTCTTGTAGTCAAGGTAGCTTTTATCGGAAGGGTTATAGAGCTTGTTGAGCTCCTTCAAAAGGCCGTCAGCTGCCTGCTTGTCTAGCTTTGCGTTAGGTGCACGAAGGCTTGACTTCAGCGAATCAAGCGCCTTTTTGATGTCGTCTGTCGACATGTCAGGAAATGATCCGCGTTCAGCTGCCTCTAGAAGCAAAAACCCACGAACTTCCTTGTTTACGCCTTCAACTGGGCCTATGCCCAGCGCGTTACGGTAGCGAGCGACCTGCTGGGCGATGTCCCTGATCTCCTTCACGACCTGCAACGAACCGTCATCGTTGACGTTCATCGTCCGCATCTCAGGCAAGCCTTTCGTCCACAGCGACATTGTCAGCGTCACCTGGCCTACCTGGTCAAACGAAAACTGTGTGTTGATGATTCCGTATGCCTCTCGCACCAACATGTTGCCGTTGATGAAGTCTGCATACGGGTTTCCCGGTTCGGACGGGTGGCGCCACCCATATGTGATCCAGATCGTTGGTGCTGAAGAGCTGTCTTGGTATACCTGGGGACGCACAAGGTCTGCGATCTCTGACAGCCTTGTGCGGTCATGAAGCTTAAAAACAAGCGTTGCTTTCTTGTACGAATAAAGGCCAACTGTTGGCGCAACGTTTACAGAAAAGCTTTCGATAGACATCAATGGCCGAAACGGATCTAACACGTCAACATACCTGCCGGCGTTAGCAGCCGGCGAAACGTTGACCAACGTCTGCGGCGACGTAAACATCTCCATTCCAGCTATTGAGTGTAGCTGTTTGTTGTCCTTGTCATGCGTTTCTCGTAGGCCAAGCATTGTCGCCGACGGTGAGTTAGGATCTGCCACTGCGCTTTGATCACCTCCTAACAAAAACTTCATCAACCCTGGCGACCACATGTGAGGCTGCGCAACCTTTGGCTCTGGCACGCTTCTGTTAAACGCAAACTCAACCTCGAGCAGGGGCGTGAGACGTGAAGCAACGACGCTAGGCAGGAAGTTCATGAACAGCTCGACGCGCTCAGCGTTTCGAACCGATGGACTTAAAAACCCAGAGTTACACAGCATGATGCCCATGCTCTTTTTGGGAGACAGCTTGACGTTTTTACCAACGATCTGGTCAAACGTGACCTTGTTTATCGGGCTCTTTCCGTCGCTGTCAAGCGCCATAAAAGGTGCGTCGCCAAACGCAGCACACGGTTGACCAGTCTTGTAAAAATGGATGATCCGTTTGAATTGGTCTGCAGCGGCTGGATCCGTCACCTTCTTTTGCAAGGCGTCTAACGACTCTGACATCTTGTCAACGTTTTGCGCGCCGTCGAGGCTAAAAACGATGTCTAGCAGCTCTCGTAGAATGCTCAAAGGAACCTTCTTACCCAACGAAAGCTTTTGCGCCCCTAGCAGATCCGCGGGCGTGATCATCCTAAAGATGCTGTCAAGCGTTGTTACGTCTTCAGCCATGTGTCATCCCGTCACAATCTTAATGACAGCAGCCAAATCAGGAATGTTGATGATCGTGCCTGGAGGAACCTGAAGCCCCCAGCCGATGTTGCTTGCCGCGGCCAGGACCCACCAATACCGTGAATCACCGTAAACTGAACCAGCGATCGTGTCTAACCGCTCAGCCCCACGAAGCAAGATCGTCTTGACTGGGATCTGGTTATCCTTGATCGCAGATCGAATGTTCTGGACCGCGACAGACGTTCCGAGCTGAGCGCCTAGATCGAGCCTTGGTGTTCGTGAATACCTGCTGACTGCCATTGTTTACGCCTTACGTAGATTTGTCTGGATCAAAACCCTGGCCCATCGCACCACCGACGGGGTAAACAGGTGACCTGTTGTAACCAAGGTGATCGATGCCTGGGGAGATGTCATGGATGGGTGCGAATGTCAACGTAACCTTACATGTCTTTGGCGCACGATGTTCAGGCCTTATGTCCCACTGCACCTTGTCGTACCAGTCAAAGCTCATCGTTTCGATCACCCCAGCAAGGCCTTTACCTTGTATCGCCCGAAATGACTTGACAAGCGCATTTTTCTCAATGTCAAGGAACGCTGACAGCTGGTCGATGTTCTGAACTGCGTTAGCGATCCCAGGCTTGCCAGCAAACACCTTGTTCAATGACTTTGGCGTCAGGCGAAGCGCATGTTGAGGAACTGCATAGCCGATCGTCCCGCCGACCACCTTTGTCGACAGGTTGTCTTTGTTGTTGTACCTGTCAGTTAGGATGTTGTATTGAAGCGTGGCACCATAGGTTTCAAACCCATACCTGTCGACAAGATCTGTCGCAGAGATGACCGTGGGTTCAACAGCAACCATTCCGTTGCCTAACGGCTTCTTGATCTTAAACTCAAAGTAAGGCAGGTCTCCTTCATCGATCTTCATCGTTGGCGCTTGGTCTGGGGACGAGGGTCCTGCTGCACCCGCAGCCATCCCAGAGCCTAAGGGTTCCATCGCAGACGCCCATCCTGCTGACGTCAGGTGATATGTGTTGCTAAGGTCAGCCTGTGCTGCGTTTATGATGTCAGTGACCTGTTTGGCAGATGAGGGATCTGAGACAATGCCCTGGGCACCTTCGAATTTAATGGCTTGGCCGCTAAGCTTCATGTCGCCGTCAGCTGCGCCAAACAGCCTGGCTAGCGCAAACCGTGAGTAGTTTGACCTGATTAGGTCACCAAGACGAATACGAATTAACGGGCTAGACCCAATGAGCTGGCTGAAAGGCTGCACGAACGACGTATTTGTTCCATCTGTCAACGTGCGGCCCTTCGTGTACTGTGGGTACAACAACGTAACAAGCTTATTGATCTTGATCCACATTTCATCAAAGTCTTTTTCGTCTGTCGCGACAACGTAAAAGCTCATCCCGATCCTACGAACGGTGCTCTTGTAGACCTTGATCGGATCAACACGTCCGTATGCGTCTGTTGTTTCCCAGCTTGCCGTAAAATCATCTGACAAGGAAGCTAGAAACGCATGAAATCCGATGATCTCGTTTGTCCGAAGGTCATGGAAGTAAAAGGGCATGTACTCAGAGTCAAGCATCGACTCGATCTTTTTGACATCTAACCCACCAGGGGTCGTGGAGGCACGCGGTATGCGAGCGCCCGCCAACACACGGTCAGCCTCAGTCTGCACCATGAGCTGGCTTTTGCTGTCTGGATCTTGCGCGCCGAACGGTCCTCTAAACCCGCCGAGCTTGGCGTCAGCAAGCGCCATGGTGGCAACTGACTCTGGAATGAGGTATGACGTCGGGGCCCTGTTTGATGCCCACGCAAGCTTAAGCGAGTTACCGACTGGATCGTTTGCCTTCTTAAGCCTGCTCTTCTTAACGCTCGCTCCAGCAGCATCAGGAGGTATCGAATCTATGGTCGAATGCATGCCTTTTTCTGTAGGTCCTGCTGTGTCCTTGCTAAAGGTGTCTTCGCTAAGGATTGCATCGCCCAAAACAGTAAAGATGTTGATGGCTGCGATCAGCTTTGATTGCTTGATTATGTCAATCAGACCCATGATCCCCTTTGTCCCAGAGATCGGGTTTGAAACAAACGCATTCGCAATCTTTTCTACCTGAGCAGCGATCGCCTGCCCTGTCCGAATGATCAATCGAGAAACGATGATCAGGTGACCGGCTGAAGAGTTATCGGCCAACGCCCCCGTGACTGCAGACGACAGCGCACCGCCAATTTGGCTGCCGACGCCCTCTTTTGCACGATCGCCGCCGACAAAAAAGGCTGCTGTGCCCACCCTAAGGGCATCGCCAAACGGGAACCTTGTTCCGTGAATCCCTAGCAACGCCATGATGTTTGGCGGAAAACCGACGTTGTTTGGGTCAGCGGTAGGCACAGCGTAGTAGCTGCCTTTTGTGTATGACCCATTTGGGTTTCTTGCTGCCGCCGGGGGACCGCCGCCGTTGCCGATCAATCCGATCATTGCGCCCAAACCTTCAAACGCCAGAAGCAACGCAACCTGAAGCGCAAGGGCAGTGGCGACCATGCCAAGGTTTAACGTTCCTGACCAGGGCTCTTCCACGTTGTTTAATGCACCCCATGACTGACCGTTCAAAGGAGAGATCTCAACAACTGTCGGTTCTTTTGCCGTTTCATATGGGGAAATCGACAGGTTTTTTAACGCATCTTGCGCCTCAAGCAAAAGGTTTGGAACCTTCAGCACGCCGAGCTGGGCCGGGCTAGGCAACATTGCACCGATGACAGACGCTGCAGCGACTGGGTTAACGTTTTCGCTAAACGCCGCGGGAAATTCCTGGCTGGCCCTCAACGACAGCATCACCCCGACCTGTTTAAGGTGGCCAGAGTTATATGTCCTGTCTCCGATCCTGTAGCTGTTGTTTTCCGACATCCTGGCGGCAGACGTAAAACGATTTGTCGTCAACACTGTCGACCTGTACGTTTCTATCGGCTCAGGCGTTTGGTCCTTGGAAACGTTTAGCAGAAGGGAGTGGCCGTCGACCTGCTTACCTTGCTTGCCTTTTCCCAACGTTGTTAACGAGGCAGCAGGGTCTGGTGACGCCGTCTCGGACGCCCGCAGGTCAGGAGAGTCAAAAACAACGCCACCGATTCCCTGCGGCGCCCTTGGTCCTGCTTCGACGTAACGGCTGCTGTTGGTCGTTGGCGTCGGAGAAACCGGCATGCCCTTTTCGTCGTTTGTGTTTAACTCGTTTGGCTTATCCGGATCTGAGGGAGGATCAACAGTAAATGCGTTGGGTGTGCCTAATGCATACCCATGACCGCCCTTCGTGGCCTGGCTTAAGTACGTGCCTAACGTAACCTTTGTCTTTTTGCTGATGTCCTTGACAGTCTTGTCTACCTTTAGGTCGCCGTTGTCCTCGTTTGTTGGCTCAATGCCCGGGGCGTCAAGCTCCCCCACGTCAAAGCTATAAACTTTGCCGTCTATCTCAAAACCGCCGTCGCCCGTGTTGGTACCTGCCATCAGCCCTTTGCCTTTTGATCGTCAACAACGTTGCCGTCGCTCTCGTTAATTAAACGACCGGGCGTCCTTAGAGCCTCACGAAGTTTTTCAGCGTATGCAGGATCGCTAGCTGCCTTAGCAGCGAGCGGCGTCATTGAGTCAACAAAGCTTGACAAAAACCCTTCCGTGAGGGCGATAATGCGGCGACGTTCCTCGTCTGTTTGGGCCATCTTAAGGGCCTCAAGGTACATCGGGTCATTTCTTAAACGCTTGATGAGTTCTTTCTTTGACAGCATGGCTCAATCTATCCTGCATCACTCAGCCTTGGAAGCAGCAAACGGAACCTGTGTTGGGCTGTTCGGGTTGTCAGGCAGCTTGGCAGGCTGCAGGTTCTTGTCTGAGTCTAGCGCGAGGTTGATTCTGTCACGAACCAACGAGTTCTTCCTTAGAATCAGGACCTTTTCAACCTCGTCAACGTTCATTGTCACGTTGAGGTGGATGTTAAGCACAACCTCCTTGTTTTTGATCGTCCATGACCCCTTTGAACCAAGTCCAGCGGACTTGGCAACCGAACCTAGCTTTGCGCTGATGTCGATCTTTGGCAGGTTGTTGAGGGTGTCGTTAAGCTGGTTGACGAGCTTGACCATGTCTTCGACTGCCTTCAAGGCTGGCGCCAGGCCGCCCTTAGAGACAGCGTTGGCAAACGCATTTGCGTTAGCTGTGATGCTACCTGCCTTCTGCTGCAGCTCGCTCATCTGCTTCTCCACCGCAGCAGCGCCCTTTACCGCAGCTGCTCCCGGAGCAGCGTTAACGTCTTGTGGCGTTGCTTTTTGGACCTGGGCTGCGATTGGGGCTGCGCCTTTAGCAGCCACCTTTGCAGCCTCGCTCATTCGCTTCCCGACCTCTGTTGGCAGCCCAGCAAGGCCAAGGCTCATGCCGTCGGACAGCTGGCTTCCGATCTTCATGAATACCCTTGAAGGGCTCTTGATGTCAAACACCTTTTTGGCCACAGCGATCATCTCAGAGAAGACTGGAATCTTCAAGAGCTCATCAAGCTTCTTAGCGATACCAGTAACAACCTTGCCAAAGAGATCGTTAATCGCCTTAAGGCTAAAGACTTCCTTAACAGCGTCCCAGGCGCCAGTGAACGCTCCCTTGATCGTGCCGATGATGCCGCCGTTTCCTTCTCCGTCTCCGACAAACACCTTTTTGATGGGCGACCAAACGTTGTCCGTGAAAAACGTTGTCACGCCTGTCCACACGGACTTTACGCTCATCCATGCACCAGCAAATTTTTCCTTGATGTAGGTTGGCACCTGTTTAAACACTGCGACCACAGGGGTGACAACGTTTGTGTCAAACCATGTCGCAGCAGCTGTCCATGTCTCCTTGATGACGTTCCACGTCTTGACAAAAGGCGAGATGAGCAGCTCAATGGTTGCCTTGAAGAAGTTAACGACTGCATTCCATCCTGCCTTGATCGAGTTCCAGATCGAGGTAAACACGCCCCCAATCGTTCCAAGAACGCCGTTTTCCTTGAAAAGGCCTGCAAGCTTTCCAAGCGCAACGCTCACGCTTTCGTATACGTCACCCATGAAATTAAGGATCTTGGACAACGCCTTAAACAACCAGCCAAAGACAGGAATCTTATCGCCCTTTGCGAACACCTTTGACAGCACGTGAAAGATGCTGCCGAGAAACTTGTAGCCAAACTTCAGCATCTGCACGGCTAACGTTGGGATCAGCTCGATCATCAGCATGATCTCAGCGCCTATCTTGTCAATGATCTTTTGCCCAACGACAACGAGGCTGTCAGCAATGCCGCTCTCGTTGCCGGCGAAGATGTCCTTGATCAGCTGCCCAATGGATGAAAAGATGTCTAGCGTGCTTGAAACATAGTCTTTTATCCGCTTGGTGAACTTTTCGCCAAAGTAGTCTTCAATAGCCTTAAACAGCTTGTTCGCTAGGTTGGCGATCGTCTCTGCGATCTTTGCCTGGAAGTTTTTTGGAAGCAGGCCCAATGTCAATGCATTGATGATGCCAGCTGCGCCAGCGCCTACCTTTGCCTCGGTTTCACCAAACTTAGGCGCAAGGTCAGCCTGGAACTTGTCCATTGCGTTCTTGATGTTGACAGACACGTCAGCGATCGCTAACGCGATGCCGATCGGACCCATGAACTTGCCGAAGCTCCCAAAGCTCTTTCCAAAGATTCGTCCCAAGCCCTTGGCTGCGCTTTCTGCGCCCTTTTCAGCCGCTGGACCGGTGAAGACGCTGGTTATCATGCCGAAGACAGACTTGCCGAGCGACGAAATGGCTGCCACGGTCAACGCCTTCAGCAACGATGGTCCAAAAAGGGCGCCAGCGATGTATGGCAGCATCGGCGTGATGCTGCCATGAAACTCAGACGAGGCGAAAAAGCCCTTGACCTTGCCCCAGACAACGATCATCAGCTCCTTGAACGCAGGGTATAGAACCTTCCATGCGTGCTTAAGCGCCTCAGCGATTGGCGTCAACGTCTCAATAGCAAACTTCATTGCGCCCGAGCCGCCGGCGGAGGCCTTGGCAAGGAACGCGCTCGGGTCCCTAAGAAACTCTGTCAACGTCTTAAGGCCGTTGGCGATCTGGTCAGACGCCCACTTTATTCCCTCGCCCGTTACCTTGGCAAGCTTCTGAAAGATCTTTTTGAAGCTGTCAAGCATCTTTTTACCGGACGGAGACTCGCTGTCAAAGAAGCTAAAGAACTCCTTTTGGAGGCGGTCCATCAGCCCCTTGAAGTCCATCTTGCCTGACAAAAACTCTGTCACTGCCTTGGTGATGCCGCCAAACAGCCTGGTGAACTTGGCAGGGTCAAAAAACTCCTTGATTCCCTTCAGGAACTCGCCCATGTCTGGTATGAGCTTCGGCAGCATCTTGCCGAGCTTTACGCCCTCAAAGTAGACGAGCTGCAGGCTACGCTTGATGCTCCAGATGATCTCCCTAAACTCCTTCGTCGATTGCAGGCCCCCAAGGATGCCCTTGATGAACATCTGCCAAAAGCCGCCCTCCTGTCCGCCGCCTGACTTGACCATTCGTTCGATGCTGTCAGCAAGCTTTGACATCGCCTCGGCCTGCGTCAACGCATGCTTCTCAGCGGCCTCGCTCTTCTTTCTGACGTCCTGCAGCGAGACACCGTAGTTTTTCGCTGAAAACGCCTGACGAACGGTCGCCTCGTCAAGGTTTGTCGTCTGGGCAAGCAGCTTTGCCTGTTGCCTTGTAAACTGGCTTGCGTCAACGCCAGCAGACCTAAACGACTTTCGCAGCATGTCCAGCTGCTCGGCTGGGTTCTGCGCCTCCATGAGCTTGAACGCATCAATGTTAACGCCAAATGCCTGTGAAAGCTTGGCTGCGTTCTCGGCCGCTGAGTCAAACGTCTCAAACGCATCAAGCGTGCCGACGATCTTGTCAAGCTCGATGCCTAGCTTGCGTGCATACACAGACGCCTGGCCTATCTCCTTGACAGTCAGCGCGCCGAAGTGCCTGACGTCGAGCAACGCCTTCGTCATGTCCTTGCCGATCAGCTTTTGGTCGATGTCAAATGCCTTGCCAAGCGCCAAGGTCTGCTTTGTCATGTCCATGAAGACCTTTGTCATCGGCTTTCCAACGGTGATCGCCCTGTCGCCGATGGCCTTCATTCCCTCCTCAGAGACGCCCAACGCCTTCTGAAACGCCAGCAACGCACCGCCGTTGCTCTCAAACTCATGTCGAAGCGTTCCAAACGTTGCGCCCATGGCGACTGCGACCTTCGTCACGAGCTCAAGCCGCTCAGCCAACGTTCCAAACACCCTGAAGGTGCTCAGGCCTGTGTCAGAAAATCCTTTGAGCGTCTTTGAGGTGTCAATTACCGCCTTTGCTCCGGGTCCCTTGAGGTCACCCATTTCCTTTCTAAGGTTCTCAATCGCCTGGGCAAGTTCGTTCATTCCGCCGCCGGCAGCAGCAGCAGTGTCGACAAGGGCGTTAAACATTTTGAATGGAATTGCGATGATGCTGGCGGAGACAGAGCCCATCGTGTCGACAAGGCCGTACAGGAACCCGCTCGTAACCTTTCCCACCGCAACAACGTTACGAAGCCCCTGCACAAAGCCGCTTAAGGCAGCTGTCGTCGCAGCAGCGGCCACGGGAAACTTTTTGGTCATGTTGTTGCCGAGGTCCTTGAGCCGTCCCGACAACGTGGTGACCTCCTTCGTTGATTGCCTAAACTCCTTTTGAACGTTCGAAAGCTTTGTCTGGTTGAGGCCGCTCAGGTCAACGCCTCGCAGCTGCTCTATTGCTCGCGTCAGCTTTTCCACGGACGCAATCTGTGTGTCGTACGATGACTCAACACGGGCCATTGCGCGGGCCATCGACTCAACGGCTACCGCTAGCTTTTGGGTAACAGCTAACTGTTCGCTAAGCTCTTCTTTCGTCGCCATTCCCTGTCAACCTATTCTTCAGGCTGAGACGACAGGGATGAAACCTGCGGCACCCAACGTTATAAGAACAACGAGAGGCCATGCAATGCCAAGGATCCTCTCAAATTCCCTTGCTGATGCATGCTTCAAACCGAGCTTCTCCATGACCGATTCAACGGTCGCTCCGGGACGGCGCAGCTCATCCTGAAAACGCCTTGATGCCATCATTGCATCAGCAACAGCTTGAACCTCGTCCTGAGTCCCACGAATTTTCATGTTCGTGGCCTTGCCAACTAGCCATGCAGCGCACGTTGCAAAAAAAATCTTACCAAGAAGGTTCAGTTTCAGCTCGTTGAGAGGCTGCTTACGTTCGTCTTCCATCTTGCACTGTAAGTATGTTAGCCGCAACGACCCAGGCCACACGTTAGCTAAAGCGCCTCAATCGTGAAGGAGCCTGAGGCCTCGTCATGCCCTGGGCAGAACGAATGTCAGGAGAGTTTTGGTGCAGGGCACGCGTCTGGTTTGTGCCCTGCTCTGCGCCTTTGCTTAGCTCCTTGCTGATCCTGTCGACAAACCAACGTTTGTATGACACAGGAAGGTGCAAGGTCTCATGCCAAAGGAAACCGCCGTAGTACATCAGAATGAATGCAGGCTCAAGGATCAGCTGCTCCTTGTCGGCTGGTCCTAGCCCGAAAAATGCCTGGTTAGCGTCCCGCTCCTGGCCAGAGAAACTGGATGCCGATTGGCATCACCGCCTCGTCTGTGTGCCCGCAGGCCGTGCAAGTGGTTTCCTGCTTCATCCTGATCCCAGGCTCGTTGGCCTTGATGTAGTTTCGTAACGCCAGCGAGTCACGTGCAGGCATCATCCTGGCGAACCCTGCGATCTTTGACCTGTCGTCTACACCATCGATCGAAACGATGCTGTACAGCAACGACGTGGTGACTGACGCCTCGGCCTGAAGCCCAAGCTTCTTTTGCTTTGCCTGTGTTGCAACGATCTCTTCTTCGTCCTGGCCAGTCATGAACCTAAACTTGACGACCTTCTTGCTGTATGGAAGCCTAAACTCAAAGAGGTTCACACCCGGCTCGATCGGATCGATCCCCAACGAGTCAATCGGCAGCTGCGCAAGGTTGAACTGCTGGTTTGTCTTTGCGCCGCACTCGTTGCATTCTACCTCTGCGTCGTATTCATGGCCGTAGCCAGTCACCCTGATCGCAACCATCAATGCGTTACGGTCGCCTGTCAACAGCTCCCTTGGGTTAACGTTACGGTCAACAAGGCATGACTTGATCAGCTCAGTGATGACGGTTCCCTTCTTAAGGAAGGCGCTGTTGGTCAGGATGTCTTCTTCCCGGGCTGTCATCGCTCGAATCTCGATCCTGTCTTTGCCGTGAAATGGATGCGCAGGAGGGTAGACCTTGCCTCCTGACGGAAGCGGGACAAGCTCAACTGGGATGTCCACGCCAAATTCCGCCTTGACCTTGTCGACAGCTGACACCGTCGGGATCCTAGGGTCTACCTGCGGTGCTGCCGCAGCAAAAACCTGGTTTCGTTGCTCACGTTCGTCTGACATTCAGTCTCCTCGTAAGATTGTAACATTCACCGTTAGCGTCGTAAATGTAACAACCCTCAAAGAGACGTACCGACTAATTGCTATGCCATGCCAAACCTACGTGAAGGCTTAGTCCTCAACGCGTCGAGGCGGTCCCACCTTTCGTCGATCTCTCGTTCATACTCGCTGTGCGTCCAGCCTGCAGCCTTTAGCAACGACAGCCACTCATTTTCATATTGCTCCCAGGTGATCTGCCTGTTACACAGCTGGCTGTCTAGCTCATCCTGCAGCACCAGCAGCTGCTCAAAGTCCATCGGCTGGCGGCCGGCGCGGGGCATCACCAGCCAGCTAACCCTGGCTTGGCCTGGCAAGTTAGTGCATACACCATCGCGTTGGGGTGCATGTCGTGGATCTTTTTCTTTTCATCTAACGTCAAGCGACGCACGATGCCGACGTCGATCAACGCCTCTAGCATCGCCTCTGTCTGGTCGAGCGAGTAGCCTATGTCAAGCGCGACCTGGCCAAGAAACACTGGCGTCTCTCGCTTATGAAAAAAGCTAACGATCCTGTCGAGCGCGGCCCGGGGCGGGCGGCGACCTTCTGAGAACAGCTTTGTCATCTTTGCCAGTGCCTCGGCAGCGACGCTAGTTTCGTTGCCGATCAAACTATGCTGGTGATGCTGGATTTTCATGCAAGAAACCTCTGGTCATCGTACTACACGAACCCAGAGGTTTTCAAACGTTGTTTCGCCTATGACAGCGAATTAATATCGTTCATCATTACCACCGCGATGGCTTCCAGCCACGACCAACGTCCATAGACGTGCTCTTTGGATCAAACTCAAGCTTGGTGCCGTCTTCACGGTATGCAACGATCTTACCGTCCTCAAACGAAAATTCGTCTTGACAGTCCTCGACGAACATGTCAACATACCCCTGAAACGCCTTAGGGTTTCGCCTCTTTAACTCAGAAAGATTGCACACCGAGGATAGATTCTCTGGATCTTCAAATGATTCAGCGACTACCTTCTTGATGATTGACTTAAGCTGTCGTTCTGTGAGCTTCATGGTAGCAATAGATATTTCGTCATTTCGTCATTCATCATTCATCTACCAGACTGATAGGTCTTACGCATGCTGTTGAGCACGCGACCAACCTGTTCAAAATGGTCGTAGTCACCGATCTTATCAAGCGCATCCATCAAAGCAGAAGCAGCAGCAAGCGCAGCTTCCTCGTCTTCTGACAACGAAGCCAGGCGCTCTTGCCTTGGCTTGTCTTCCCATGACTCCAAGGCGTCAAGCTCTTCACGGATCAGGCGCCGAAGCTTCTTCACTGTCAACATCTTACGCTCCGTTCAACGATCGAGCTTGTCACGAACGTCGCTGACCAGCTCACTTAGCTTCATGACCTTCTTTGCGTAGTCAGACTGCCACACCTTGACGACCGCAGCCTCCAACGCGTCCATGTCAACGCCGTCCAGGCCGTCACCCTGCGCCTCGATGGCTGACACGATGGACGAGACGACGCCCGAGATATCCATGTTCTCAACAGCGTCGTCAAAGAACGATGCGATGAGGTCAGCAAGCTTCATCAGCTTCCTGCTGTCGTCCTTGACGCCGAAGCCTGATGCATAGTTTCTGCGGCCGAGCGGCCGGCGCGGCGGAGCCTCAGAAAGGTTCTTTACCTCTTCGTTGATCAGGAGCCTTAGCTGTCGTTTGGTCAGTCGCATGACCGATAACTATCACACACCCCTATGACATCTCAAGCAAAACGTTTGGGCAGCCCCAGACGCGGACAACGCCAGCAGCTTCCGCGGCTTGTTCCTGCGTGATCCCGTTCTTTGCGTCTGCACGGACAGAAAACCTGTCGTAACGATGTTTGTAGTCAGTCCACCAGAACCGTGGCTTTGTCGTACGCACGACCTTGAATCCTGCTGCTACGTAACCTTCACCTTTGCCAACGCGACGGTCCACGTAAGTCATGAGCCGATCGTAACCCATCTCCTTTGAACGCTGCAGAGCGTGTTTAGCTAAACGCGCCAACGCGCCCGGAGCGGAGATCCCTGGTTTTAGGCAAAATCGAGCAACTTCTAAAGCATTTTTGTGCATCTTATGAAATGGTCGACGTACCGATAGCGCTGCGATGATTTGACCGTCACTGACTAATCCCCATGCAGCCTTCGACCTAACGTCACCGTCAAGATGACATGCGTCCATGAACACACGACGTTCTGACGACGTCAGCTCCTTAAGCTTACACTGCCTAGCACCGATCCTATGGGTCGCCAAACCTAAGCGATGCTTGATCATCGCTTCTACGATCAGACGTTTATCACGCCATTCATCTTCAAAGATGCGAAGGACTGCAACGTTGTTTTCATCTGCCTTTCGCATCTTTTTGGCAGCGCGATCGTTGCTCGCAAATTCTTCACTATGATAGTACAAGCCATCATATTCGATGCCAAACCTACGTGAAGGGACAAACACATCAAGCTCAAGCCCCTGCAATATTGTCCTGTCTGAAAGCACTGCGTCCAAAGCTAACGTTTTAACAAAATCAAACAGTTCAAGCTGACCCTTAGACTCTTTCGGGTGACAGACGAAGCAGACTGGTGTTTCTTCTAGCATTGCTAGGCTTTTGGTGACCTCACGTTGACACGTTACACACTGAAACCTTAACCTTTGCACACGTCTAGTCACATACTCATCGAGGTTTGATAACAAAGTAAACTTACTTTCATGCTTTTTGATACGCTGCTGCAGGTCAGCAAGTTTGATACGATGCCCTGCGTCAGGCAGCTTATACCGTGCTGAAATCTTTTTAGCGATGCTTGCAACAAGCTCATCTGTTTCCTTTGTCTTGCCAAGGTTCCAAACCTTCAGCTCACCCGCAGCATAACGTGTTGCTTTGGTTGCAGACTGTTTTTGATTAGCTAACTTTGCTCTTTCTGGATCTAACGACTGCCAGCTGGCAATTGAGCCTGATTCATACCCAGATTTAAGGGTGACGGACGTCTTTTCTGCTGACAACTTGATGCGTTCGTCAGTCTCCTTCGTCAAGCCAAGGTTCCACGATTTCAGCCTGCCAGAATGAAAGCCATCGATCCTCTTTTTTGCTATCTCTGCCTGACGTTCCTTGTTAAGGAATGTGCTATCGACCTTTGCATTGTGGCCTCGTGCAAACCTGCTAACGAAGCCTTTCTTCCAACCTGCCCACGGTAGCTTTTCCTGGCACGTTTCTGAACACCCGCACGTAGGTTGAACACCATCGTGATTAATCTGCAGGTACAACGACAGGTGATCGCTAACGCCATGAACATCTGTCAGGTGATCAAGGAACCGTGCCTCCTGACCGAAATCATCATCACAATTTGGACACTTCAAACGACTGTGGGCCATGATAGAATGTATCATGGCCCACCGAAGTTGTATAACCCTGGTTGAAAAGTCTTTTACTTAGAATTGCAGAACCGCATTATCGAAGCGGAGCGTTAGCGAAATCTCTGCTACGCCTCCGTCTTCGTACGTCAGGTCACCGAAGTTTGCCTCCGTGATGAAAGCACCCTTTATATCCCAAAGTTCCACAACTGTCCCTACGGGGTCCAACACCTTCAGCTGGATGTCACGCTTGTAGAAGTCAGCGTAGCCTGCCCGTCCTGACACGCTCTCAAAGTGCAGGCGAACCCACTCCATGACCTGCTGGGCGCCCGACGGTGCGATCGGATCGTGCAGCGTCACGGCCATGGTGTTGAACTTTGACAGGCCAGCAAGGTAACGTCGGGAGTTGATGAACGGGATCTCAACCTCCTCGGTCGTCATCGTCGGTCGGGCCGCTGTCTTGATGATGTAGGCATCGATGCCTTCAATCATGAGGACCCAGCGGTTTTTCCGCTTTGGTTCGAATTTGTTATTCAACATTGATGTAACATCAAGCGTCTCAGCCATGTTCAAAAAGCTCCTTGGTGGTGCGTGATGACCACCCGATGCTAATTAGGAGTCATCGCCAATTTTGTCCGTTTAAAACGCACAAAACAACAGGCTGCATGAATAGTTAGATGCTGACAATGCCAACCAAGAAGCAAACGATTGGGCCTACCGTCTGCGGGCTGTGTGGGTTCAGCTCAAAACGTATCACAGCAGTCGAACGACACATAGAGGCCGAACACGGCGTGTCAGCCAAGGAAGCCTTCGACAAGGCGAACGGGGCCGCGACGTGCAGGTGCGGGTGTGGGAAAGAAACAAAGTGGATCAACTACAAGGTCGGCTACAGCTCGATGATCAAGGGACACAACGCAAGCATCTATAGCGTATACGACAACGAAAAGGCCGCTGAGATCGCCCAGACCCGCGGCAGCAACTGGCGCGGCCAGGCTTCATGGTCAAAGGGCCTCACGAAGGAGACCGACGAGAGGGTGGCCGCTAGGGCAAAGGCCACCAGCGAAGGACGAAAGAAAGCCTTCGCCGATGACGAAATCGTTGCCTGGTCAAAGGGCCTCACGAAGGAGACCGACGAGAGGGTGGCCGCGGCTGCAACAACTTTAAAAGACGCCTACCAACAAGGAAGATACACGCCCTGGTCAAAGGGCCTCACGAAGGAGACTGACGAAAGGGTGGCCTCCATGGCAGAGGCTGTGTCTGTGGCACACAAGACCGCAGCGGTCAGGACACGGCTCGATGAGCTTAAGCGACTAAACATCGAGGAGATTAGGAAAAGGATCGAGGGCGGCGGAAACCTCAAGCTGCTGAGCGCCGAGGGCTACGTAAACGACGCAACGACAAACATCTACGTAGAATGCATCTCATGCAAGACAAGGACGTACAGCTCGCTGCGGCAGCTGCAGCACCATCGTTGCTACTCCTGCGACCCTGCCGGGTCAGCGGCACAAGGAGAGATCGCAGCATACGTTGAGTCCCTCGGCGTTGAGGTGGTGAGAAACACAAGAAAGATGATCGCAGGCCCAGAGCGAGGGGCAGAGCTCGACGTATTCATCCCGTCACGCTCTGTTGCTATCGAATACAACGGCTTATACTGGCACTGCTCCATCCACAAGTCTGACGTATACCACCAGAACAAGTCCGCTGCCTGCAAGGCGGCTGGGATCAAGCTGTTCCATGTTTTTCAGGACGAATGGGCGGAACGTAGGCCCCTCGTTGAGGCAATGATCCGGCACATGCTCGGGATGTCTTCCCGCGTTGGGGCCAGGACCTGCGAGGTCGTTGACGTTCCCACTGAAGAACGTCGCCTTTTCTTTGATGAAAACCACCTTGACGGCGACACGAAGGCATCGCACGCCATCGGGCTTAAGCACAACGGTGAGCTCGTCATGGTGATGAGCCTAAGGCATCCGTTCCACAAGACGCACTCTAAGTTGATGGAGATCGCAAGGTTAGCTACCAAACGTGATCTGGTAGTCCCGGGTGGACTGTCGAGGCTGTCGAAGGCTGCGTTGGCGTGGACAGCCAACCAAGGACAACAAGGAATGATCACGTATGTTGACACTCGGCTAGGTGGTCCTGCGTCTTGGATCGCCTCAGGGTGGACGGTTGTCGGAGAAACGACGCCCAGGTTTTGGTGGACTGACTTCCACAGCAGGTTCAACAGGTTTCGTTACAGGGCAGACAGCTCCCGCGGCATGACAGAGGCTGAGGTCGCCGCTGAAGCAAAGGTGGTAAAGATCTTTGGCTGCAACAACGTCACCCTTAAGATGCTGCAACCAAACAAATAAGGGCCCTACGCATCTTTGTAGGGCCCTAGAAAACTCTTCATCAGCCTGTTAGCCAATCCACCGGTTGGATAGCGATCATTATTCAAACTGGCTTCATGAGCTCCTGTAGAATGCCTGAAGCAATCCCTTCCAGCTGATCCTTTAGGTCGCTGACAGCAACCTCCGCACATGCACGAGAATACTCTACAACGTCCTCGTAACGGCTTGGAAACGCAGCGTCAGCGTCTGGCGTTCCCAGCACCATCTCATATGCGTTGTTCTCAAGCGTTTCGCTGGCGTTTTCAAACATCTCGTTCACCTGCTGCGCAAGCGCACCGCCAACGAGGTCAACGACAGGGTTTTTGAGGCGACCTTCCTTGACAACCTTCTTTGCGATTGCTTCACGGATGAGCTGCCTTAGCTGAAACTTTGTTAACTTCATACTCCCTCAGCGTTCTCCACAAGGGTGTTCAACCACTCCTCAACAAGGTCATAAAGCTCCTTGTGAAACTCAGTATGCAAGATCTGGTCAACCTCCTCGAGCGCATAACGTGAGACCTGCTCCTCAAGCGCCTCCATCATTGCGTCCTTTAAGTTTTCGATCGCTCCTGCAACATTGGGATGTGCGAGCGCCGCCGCGGCGGGGGCGCGAGTAGAAAGCATCGTTCCCCTGGGCGGTGAAACCTCAGAGACAACTTTCATCTTCTTTCTGACAGTCTCCCGAATGATCTTCACGAGCTGTGTTTTCGTAAGCTTCATCACGTTATCTTTCATCATGCCTGGTTAATGTTGTTTGTGACATACTCCCACCGAAAGCCGCCCGCTTGAAAACATTCGCCACGGGCGCAAGCGCAAAGATTGCCTTTGTTTGTATTCGTTACGGCAGCTGCCTCTGTCGCAGACTTAAATAAAGCAATGCGCTGTCCTTCGATCGTTAGCTGAGCTATTTGCTTTCGACGTTTAGCGTAATTGTTTCTTTCAATTTTGCTACGAACCTCGAAAGTTAGCGCGCAGCGTGTTGATGCTGAGATCAGCGAACGAAGCTCGTCCGTCATGGCAGCATGAACAGATTCGCTGATCAGCTTTCGAGTTTCAAGAGACCTAACCTTGCCACGATTTTTATCGCCAATCTTTTGTTTGCTTTCTGCTGTGTGCTTCCAAATTCCTCGACCTTTAACCCCAGAGCCACCCTCAGAAAGGTTATATCCAAGCTTTCGTGTCTCTAACAAGCTGATCCATCGAATCTCAGCTTCGTTAAGCTCCTGACGCGTGTTACACGATTGCAGGACTGCAACAGCAAACTGATCAATTCCGTATTTTCTGATAGCACAATGAATTGGATTACGTGACATACGTTTTGCAACCCTAACGTGCTGCTTTACACGGTCTTCAACTGGTTTGGTCGTTTGACCAACGTATTGCTTGCCGTTGATCAAGTTTGTTAGGCAGTAAACAATCATCTAAACCCAACTATTCTTATGCTTGGTTGATGTTGTTTGTGACAACGAAGTCAAGCGAAACAAACTCAATCGATTTGGTCGGTTGCACGAAGATTTTCCCGCGAATGGTATTGTTCTCCACATCAGCCTGGGTCGTTGTCGACGAATCGATGATGACCCTAAACCTTTCAAGGCCAGACAGCGCCTGGATCCTCTGCAGTCGGGGCGTGACCGCAGCTGAGAACTTGGCGAGCGTGGACTCCCTGTTTGGCTCAAAGATGATCGTGTTTGCGATCTCACGAACCTGGCGACGGATGTCGATGAGGAGACGCCTGACGTTCACACGGTCAAGGGCGCTCGCAGCAGCCTGTAGCGTCTTCTGACCCCACACCACAACGCCGCCCTTTGGGTTGGTTCCAGAGGTTGCGTTCCCTGGAAACGCAACGAGAGGGTTGATGCCGACGTCATACATGTTGTCCATGTTTGTCTTCGACAGCTGCACGCGGGCCTCAAGGGTCGTCGACAGCGCGCCACGCGTTGTTCCTGCTGGAGCAAACCACGGGTGACCGACAGCGTCGTTAAGCGCCAAGGCGCCGAGGACTACGACCGAAGGCGGCACGACGACGTTGCTCTTCGTGTTTGGATCTGGCATCACCACGTCAGGGAAGTATGCTGCAGCGAAGCTGCTGTCAAGCGCCCTGTCACGGAAGTTGTTGACGGTGAGCGTGACCGAAGGTAGCTGGCTATCAGAGATCACGTTGTCACCCGCGTTATCGAGTTGCTCGATGTCCATGAGGTACAACGCATCAAAACGCTCTTCAACCGAGCTAATCGCTGAGTCTGAGACGACTGGGTGCCTGATGCCTGGAATGGCCAGCAGCTGGATGTCCGTGTTCACCACGTTTTTCATGATGTCCAACGCCTTGATGTACGCCCTGACCGACGGTCCGTCCTGTCGGCCGCGGTTTGCATCATTCATGTCAGCAACGACAGCGTTGTTGTTGATCTCAGACTCATCCTTGTCAAAGAGGTTGACGCCGTCAAACCCTCCCTGCATGAGGAAAGAGTACTTGATGAAACGACGGTTTGCCTGGATGAAGTCGCTTGAAGCGAGCCTTCGCGTCTTGGCAGAGGCGTTCGCCGAGATGTTGCCGTCTCGGACATACGTTGCCTGGTCCCACTCAGCCGAGTCGGCCAAGCCGGTAGAGTTGGTGACGACCTGGATGTTCTCCAGGGAGAAGACGTTTCTGCAGAACCTGTCCGCGTCAATCTCGCCGTTCTCAGCTGTGGCTGGCGTTCCGGCGTTGTCACCCACAACGAAGTTCTGGTTTGTCTCCGCGAAGTCAGGGAAGTACTTTGCAAAGCTTAGAAGCGACTTATCCTGCAACGTGCTGGCATTTGGAGTCGTTAAGCTGGTGATGTGCTCAAAACGAACGCCCCAGTAAAGCAACGGGTTGACGCTAAGCTTAGCGCCTGAACCCTGCGTGATGTTCTTCCTTAGCGGCAGAGGAGCCTCAATCACCCTCTTCAACAGGTTGGACGTCAACACGCCAGCGCTAGACGTAACTGGCGGGCTGGACATCGGGGCCGAGCCAGACGTCATCAGGTGGCTGACGCCCCTGACGCCAAAAGGCAACGCCGTTGGGTCAACGGTCATGTTGTCAACGTCGGTCGAGACCTCAACCCTGACAAGATTAGACTTGTTTGGATAGTTGCCGTCGACGATGATCTTTTGTCCTGCCTCAGACTGATCAAAGTTGTAGAAGATGTGTGCGTCACCGATGACCTTAGCAATGTACCTGTCTGAGCTTGGGTCCAGGTTCACGCCTCTCCACTGCTCGAGCGCCTTTACGTTGCCGTCGTTGTCGTTCCAATCTCGGACGATCAGGTCAAAGCTTCCGTATTGGTTCGCAGGGTCAGTCGAAGGAACGATGTTTTCAATCGAAATCTTGAAGTTTGTCGAGATGCCAGCCCCAGCGTCAAGGGCGTGTAGCCTAAACAGGTCTGTTGCTACTCCGCCAAAGCGCTGCGAGATGACCCACGGTGACTTAGCGTGTGCAAACCTATCGGTAAACGACTCGTAGTTTGGCACCACCGAGCTGCCGACGTTCCTTGCGGTCGAACCGGTCGTGATGAACGCAGCGATCTCAGCGCCGACCTTAGGCGCAGTTGAGGCCCCGGAGCCAGAAGCCGTGGAAAGAAGGCCAGAGCCGGTGACAACAGCGGTCGAAGGGTGAAGGTCCCAATGCGCATACAGGTAGTGACCCGCCTGCTGGTACTTCAGCGGATCCTTGTTGAGGACGTTTGCAAAGTAGTTCGGCGACGTCATGTCAAACGAGGCCGTGATCACGTTCGGGTACAGCGAGTCAGTTCCCTTGTGACCGTTCAATAGAAGCACAAAGTCCTGCTTAGCAACGGTACCATCGAGCAAAACAACTGCACCAAAGTGTGCACCCTGTGAGCTCTGCTCGGTGGCCACCAACGTAGAAGCAGGCGCAGAAGACGCAGTGACCGACGAAGACAGCCGGAGGATGACGCCTGAGGCTGCCATCAAGACGCCACGAATGATCGGCAACGCTGAGCCGGTGCCATACGGTGTGATACCACCTACCCCTAACAGGCCCGCGTCTGAAAAGACAGTTGAACCAGCAGACTCAGACATGAATGCACCCAAAAAGTACGTTCTGCCCGGAACGCTGTTGCTTCCAGACGTAGCGTATGGGTTGCCAAACATGACGCCATCGACAGCACGAGGTTGGTTCTCACCCACCGTGAAGCCAGCGTTCGTCACTGAACCGTCAGCATTGCGTTCTAGACCGTCACCGACGCCCAACACCCGAAGGTACGTAACAGAACCTGCGTTTCGTAGCCATTCAGACACCGCTAGCGGCCCAAACTTTTTGCCGTCAGTCTTACCGAACTTTGCGTAAAAGTCGCTCAGCAGCCCTACGGTAACCGGCACAAATGCCGGCCCCTGAAGCGCTGTGCCGACGACGCCTGCTGGAACGCCAACTGGCTGCTGCGTAACTGGACCCGATAGGTCAATCTCCTTTGCCGCAACCCCTGCGCTTCCAAACTTTAGCTGTGCCATGCCAAATTTCCTCGTGTTTAACTATTCTAATGCTAACGCTTGCGCGACATCTGTTGATCAAGGCAAAGATCACTTAAGCCTTGATCAACAGAATTAAACGAACTGGACTCCCGCGTTCGTGATAATGAAGTCGATCGCAATGAACTCGATCACACGCGTTGGAACAACAACGATACGACCGTTTAGCTTGTTGAGGTCCACGTCTTCCTGAGAGTTGTTGGTCTCATTGCAGATCACCCTGAACGCTTCAATTCCAGCCTGTGCCTGGATCAGGCCTAGCTGAAGAACAGCGTCTGAGACAAACTTGTTCCTGACAGCTGGGGTGTTTTGCTCAAAGACCATTGCGTTTGCAATGTCGATGATGATCCTCTTCACCTCAAGAAGCAGGCGCCTGACGTTGACCCTGTCAAGCGCCGACTTTGCAACCTGCAACGTCTTCTGGCCGTAGATGACAAAGCCAAGCCTTGGGAATGTTGCGATCGGGTTGATCCTTGAGTCATACAGGGTGTCCCTGTCGGAAACGTTAAGCCTTACCTCAACGTTGTTCACAAAGTCCAACGAAGCCCTGTTGAATCCTGCTGGCGCAAACCATGGGTACGTCACCCTGTCGTTAAACGCCAATGCACCCATCGCTGCGACTGACGAAGGAACCTTTACACGGCGCCTGTTCGTCTGGTCGTCGATGAAGACGTTAGGGAAGTATGTGCCAGCGTAGTTGTTATCAACTGCGCGAGTGTCAAACGCCGACGCAGTCTTGTCTACGTCCGGGCGCGCAGTCGAGTCGTCATAGAGCCTGTTTGATGAGTCATCATATGACGGGATGTCCATGACATAGTATGCAAGCCCGTAGTCACGGACCTTCTTCATCGCATAATCTGTGATGAACGATTCCCTGATTCCCGGGATGGCAAGGATGTTTGTCTTGACCATCATCGGGTCTGTCATGATGTCAATCGCAGTTGTGTATGAAAGCACGGTTGAGTTTGACTGACCTGCCCCGTTTGGATTGATCAGCATTCCTGGCGCTACATAGCTTGATTCAGCTCCACCGCCAGCGTCAAACGACGTTGACTTGTCGTTAAGCCGCTTGGCGTCACGGTCAAGGATGTTGACGCCGTCATAGCCACCATACATCATGTTGGTGAACTTTGTGAAGGCAGACCACTTGTTGAAGTTGGCAGCCGAGTCCTGTGCCAAGACTGTTGCAAACGTGATTCGGCGGCCGATGCTGGTGTTGATCGTGTACTGCGAGTTGTCCAGGACACCGTTACGGAGGTATGCAGCCTCTCGCATGTGGTCGTTGATCGTTCCAGTCAGGTGCGTGATGCTTGTGTTTGAGAACGCCACTTTTGCTAGGGTGAACTTATTATCATTGAACTGGTCTGCGCCGGAACCAGTCACCAGCACGTCAAGCTTCTTGATACCCAAGAACTTTGTGTACGACTCAAGCAGCTTGTTCTTTTCAGATGACAGGTTTGGGTTCAGCGGAACAGTGTTACGCTCAAACTTAATGCCCCACGTTAGCTGGCTGTTTGCAAGCTCAGACGGACCCGGCTGGCCTTCAAAAGCTGTTGACGTTGGAAGCTCACCCTTTGTCACCTTAAACCGGAACGGAAGAGGAGGAAGGATCGAACCTGACAACGCTGAGCCTGAGCCAACCCCCAGGACGCCAACAATTCGTGGAACAGATGAGTTGCTGTCGAGCAACGAATCGTTTGTCTTCAGCACCTCGATGCCCCTGAAACCAAATGGCAGAGACTTTTGAGGAACGAGCGCGTTTTCTACCTGGTCAGAGACCCGAACCCTAACCAGCTTGGAAACGTTCGGGTACTTGCCTGTCATCACTACGCGACGTTCCTCGAGCAGCGATGAGTCAAAGTTGTAGTAGACCTTTCGATCGCCGATTAGCTTAGCGACATAGTTCTCTGCCTGAGGATCAAGCGAGCAGTTAGGGAACGACTCTAGGACCAACGGGTTAGCGTCTGTGTCATTCCAGTCCCTAATCTGCACTGTGAAGGTGCCATACGGCTTGGCCTCATCAAGAGAAGCCTTGATGTTTGTGATCGAAATCTTGTAGAGCTTGTTCGCAAACTCTCCATCGTCCAGCGACTCGAAGTAGAACAGGTCGTACTCTGTCGCACCGAACGGCTGCGAGATAAACATCGTTGAACGCGGCGTCTGGTACCTGGTGTCAAACGCTCCGAACGCCTTCCTAAAGACCAGGCTCGTGTCACCTGAGGTCGAGCTTGTCGACTCAGAACCCGACAGCACAGCGACAGACACAGCTGTCGCAAGCTCGTCGTCGACAGCAAAGTCGCTGTAGAGCAGGTGCTGCTCTTGGACAAACCTGTCTGGATCTGTGTTCAGGATCTTTCCGAAGTAGTCTGATGACGATGGGTCCAGCGACGCGGTCAGGATCCTGACGCCAGGGTTATTGTCAGTGTTGACGAATCCGTTGCCAAGCGTAGACGAGATGACGAGCTTAAACTTGCCGCCTACAGGCGTTGCAAGGTCGTCTGGGCCAGCCGCGGTGAACGCTCCGACCGCACTCTCGTTGCCGTCAAGAACCATCATCCTGGCTCCAGACGCCATCAAAACCATGCCGCGAACAACGTTTGCAAAGCCGCCGCTAAAGCTGCGGTTGTCGGTGAACATCGGCAGGCCAAACGCTTCGTTCGTCTGCAACATGTGACGGGCCGCCAAAAACTGGACTGCGCCTACGTGGCGGCCCCTGCTGTCGTGCGCGGCTGCCGACCCCTCGAGGTAGAAGCCTGCGTTGTTGACCCGACCCTTTTGAACTGTGGTTGCAATGTGCGTGTCAGTGCTGTTTGCTCCCGCGCCTAGCACCCTCAGGTATGTCAACGCTGAACGATGCTTTAGAAATTCATTGACAGCATAAGGACCAAACTTCTTCGGGTCAAGGTTGCCAAACGTAGCAACAAACTCGTCAAAGTTAGCAACTGTGACAGGCACGAATGCAGGGCCTTTGTTGGCTGTTCCGATGACACCGGCAGGTGTTCCAACGGGGCCGCGCAGCTGTGGGGCTGAGAGGTCGATCTCACGTTCGTAAAAGTTCGGAGACCTAAAAGTCTGTTCGGTCATTACGGTTTTCCTCTAAGCGTATCAACGCTACAATAACTATTGTGCGTTCGTTCGAAAACCTAGATCAGCCCTTGTTGACTACGATCGTAAACCAGCCAAGGTCCGCGTCAGGCGCAAAAACCGTCTCTCCGGCAAACGTATTTGTGGATGATACCCTGACAAATTTGGTCGTCTTACGTCCGTTGCCGTCCAGGGTCTCTAACTTCTTGTACCTGGCCAACGGTTGACCCCTTGGCCTGTTCAACAACGCAGGGTCGTCCGGCGACACGTTTCCGTCTGATGGGTAAAGCCGCGTGCGTCCAGTGTTCCTCTGGTCTGCGCGCCTCGTAGAGCTATCAAGCGGCAACGTAGGGTCGTCAGAGCCGAGAAAAGGCTCATCAACCAGGCTCGGGTCTACGGCCTCGCTAGATCCGGCATCAAGGTCAAATGAGATTGATGGCGATGATACGTAGCGTTTGATCGGAACTGGAGCGCCTGGGACGTTCGTGGCCAGGATGTAGCCAGGAAGCTTGATCGTAAACTTGTACTTGATCAGCCTTTCCTCCTGCGACATGTCTTCAAAGTTGTTTTCCGCGTTATAGACGTTACCGTCCACGGTCGCAACGAACCAGTAGCCTTTCTTTGTCTCCACACGCCAGGCGTTTCCCTGAGGCAAAAACGAAGCGATGAGCTGTTCAAGGATCTGCATCATCTGAAACACGTACTGCGCCCAAAGCGTAACCTCATACACCGCAGTGAAAAACTGCGGAGCAGGAAGCACCAGGGTCTCATACACGTCGTTCCTGCGGTCGGCCAGCATCAGCCCTCCTTCACGAACCGTTGGATCTGAAGCCAACGAGCCTAGTGAACGGTTTGTTGACAGCTGGTCCGTGTCAGCCTGCGTTGGTGACACTGCGAGGTTGGTCTGGTGATTCAGCATCAGCCTGTTTATTAGGCCTTGGTATCCTCTGTCCGATTTATCTAAGCGTCTTTGAACATGGATCTCACCTGTCTGTTGGTTGATGCCTCGGCCAGTTATGTCATCATTAAGCTGCTGAACAGTCGTACGAACTACAGTAACCAACGGCAAGATGAGAGAGTTCGTCTGATCGCGAAACCCCCGCTGTCGCTTGCTAAGCGCCCACTTTTCCGCAGAAGAAAAGATCACTGGGACCTTTTTCAGCTCCAACCTGTTGTGGTCGCTTGCAGACACCGTCAGCCCAATCTCCTTGTCAAAAAGGTTGAACAGCCCTACGTCTACGTCTTCAATTCCAACCGCTGGGATCGTCAGGTCGTCAGGTGCAGAGGCGCCTTCATACCCAGTCGGCAGGTTTGAAACCCCTAGGTTTGGTCTGCCTTTGTTGTTGAAACGCGTTGCCATCTGCTGACCTCATTCATCATCATAGAAGCTTGAGCCATGGTGTGATGCATCGCTTCCCGCTCCGCGAGGCGACACCTCCTTTGGTCCAGTCAGCGATTCATCCAACACACCCTCTTTCACGAGGTCCCTAACGTCTCCCGTTGGGCCCTCAGAGTTTTCTACACGACCACGTTGCTGCTCAAACGTCCTCTGGACTGCGTCTGGCTCAGGACGTGCGATGTCAGTTGGACCACGTAGCAAGGCCTCAAACTGGCCTGCACGGGCCTTGGTGCCGACTATCTTTATTCCGTCACGGTGCTCAGCCTGGCCGTAGATGTTCCTCATGAACGTTTCATCGGTTATCTCATAGAAGATGTCGCTGAACGAAAAGAAGTCTCCGATCTGGATGTTGATGCCCTTCGCGACCAGGTCACGGTACTGTACGTAGACCTCCAACCTATACTGTTGGTCGATTCCAAACGCACCGATCTTTGTGTCAGCCTGAAAGTTGCTGTCGACAAGCGCATCGATGATGATAGGGTTGTCGAACACCTTCTGCATCGACTCATTGTAGACACCGTGCGTAAGCGTCTTGGCCTCAGAGATCGGGTAGTAGTAGATGCGTTGGCCGATGACATCTTTGATGATCTCTTTTGTGATATCGCTGATGAAGTTTAGCTCTCGGGGGGTGATGAAAAGGCGCGCCATCAGAAGCCCTCCTCGTCAGGTCGAGGGACAAACACCTCAAACTGGTCCTTAGAGAACACCTTGAATGGGTTTACATCGTTCCTGTGAAGCTTACCCTGCTTTTGCATCTGTCGAATCTGTTTGGTCATTGACGCAAAGTTCTTTGTCATGTAAGCTGCGAGCGCCGAACCATCAGTTTTATGCCAGCCGTTGACGACTTCAGCGCCTGGAACTGGAAGCCGTGTATAGATGATGCCGCGATGCACGAAACGACGCCATCCCTCTCTTTTCAGCTGATCGAAGCGAGTCTTTCCTTCCCCTGGGTGAACGCCCTCCGGGCCGGTTGAACCAAGCAGGAACACGTCGTGGTAAGGCCAAATAAACGCCCAAACTCCCTTACGTTCAGGAGCTGCTGAGTTCGTCTGCTTCACTGGGCTAAGGCCGCCAACCCTGATAAGACGAATCCCAGGGCCCTCTCGCAAGGCTTCTTTGATGATGCGTCGCAGATCACCAAGTCGTATGATCATCCCTTTGAACCCCATCCTGCTGGTATCTTGGGAAGATATTTATCGCTCTCCGTCCCTGAACGTTCTATGCGTGGCACCTGCTTATACTTGAGGTTATGTGCTCGAAGTCGAACAGATGATCCGTCATCGTAAGTTACAAAAACATAACCTTTGTTTTTTTGATCTACGGTCACATGAGCAATCAATCGACCGTTCAAAACGTCACCAGGTCTTAGGCCGCGCGGCGAAACCTCAATGGTTCCTTCGACCAACGCTTCGATCAGCTTTTTAAGCTCTCCAAGTTTTAGCTTCATGAGTCTAACTAGGCGAGGGGCTGCGCGTGGGCGGGCTCAATGGCGCCAGCCTTGTTAATTTGGTAGTGAAGATCGAAGAATATTTCCCCTGTTGCTTTCGATGAGCATTTTCACAGTAGCCTACCTTTACCCAATCGTTATCGCTTTGCCCAACGGCATGGGGACAAATTTCAACTGTTTTTGTAGCTGTTCGGCGAGTGTCGATTGCTGCTCCATCAACGCCTGGTTCGTCAGCTTTGCGAGCCATTCTTTGATCTGGTCTCGCAGCCTGGCCTGGTCCTCACGACCGTCTGCACGAAGAACCTCACCGTTTAACGTCAGGTCGGCGTTCGGGATCGGCACGGTCTGAAACTTGCCCCTGATCAGGCCCAGCAGCTCCTTTGCCAACGCTAAGGTGTACTGCCTGATCCACTGACGACCAGGCTGGGTGATCGTGGTGAACGGAAGGTTGTTAAGCGGAACGTTGCTAGGGCCAGAGATCCCGTACAACGTAGAGTCTACGCTGCCAGAGACGCCGATGCCGCTCGGGTTGACGGGGTTTGGAGGCTGAGCAAACACCTTAATGAACAGCTTTCCTTGTTGCAGGTCTGTCACTGGCGCCGGGTAGATCCTTAGGCGGCTGCCGATGATCTCGTAGCTATAGTTTGACCTGCGCACCCGAAAAGCAGTCTCAAGCATGCCACGACGTAATACATCCTCAAACACGGGCAACACGTAGAAGACGGTGCTGTTGACGTATGATTCGTAGTTAAAGTTTGTAGCCAGGAAGTTTGTGATGTTGCTTGCGTTCAGAAGGAAGTGCTGCGCGGCGAGCGGCTCAAAGTGAAACACCTCAACAATCTTCATGCGGCCGCGGGAACCAGACGGGATCGAGAGCCAGAGGTTCTGCCCCACGGTTCCGCTTTCGAAGCTCTTGATGTCATCATAGATGTCATAGTCCTGTTGGCCTTGGACCAGATCGATGTAACCAAGCTGCGCATCGTACGGTCCGCCCAGGAACGCCTCGGCTGCATACGGCTCAGCTTGACGAATCAAAAACTCTAGCGACTGGCGCGGGTAGATGTTTGTCAGGTCAGTCGATCCAGTTGGCAAGCCGAGGACGTTTACAAGCTCAGACTGGATCTTCATCTCGTGCACAAGGCGGCTATACTCGCAGCACGCCTCCTCAAAACACGCCCAGATCTCCTTCTTCGTAAGCTCAACAGACAACACGTCATCACCTAGCTTACGTTTCACAAACGTAACCATGCCGTCAGCCTCAGTTTGAAACTGAGCGTCAGAGTCAAAAAACCCAAACGGCGTCGGGTTAAGCGTTTCTGTAAACGTTGCCATCAAGCCTCAACGATATGTATGGAACGTTGATAGCTACTAAGGTGCTAGCGTTTCGTTTTGCTTTTCTGCAAGAATTTGCTGGCTAACGTCAGGATCGATTCTTCGTTAAGATCTTCAACTGGCTTTTGGACTTCGACCAATTTAGACTTTTGAACGTAACGTTCTTTTAACGTAGGTGTTATTGGTTCAGCTTTCACCACGACGTTTGGTTGAAAAAACTTCTTAGCTTCTGTAACTGACTCAGCGACAACTTTGATGGTTTTCTTTACGTTAAGCGAAAAGCTAACTGGAACGAAGTAACGATTTTCAATCATAACTTCAATCTTGGCAGAGTGAAGGCCCTCATTTGTCTTTGAGGCTAGGCTAGGAATGATGAATTGAACCAAATCATCATGTCCTAACGACTTGCCAGAAAACAACAACGCGTGATCGCTACCTTCACACACTAACCTAACTGTTGCTTTTTCCTGCTTAGCTCCCTCGATTTTAACCTTGAATAACAGCTCTGTTTGTTCGTCAAGATCTACATCAATGCTATCAGTGTGATCCATGCTAGTATTTATGTTGTGAACAGCTAAATCTAACGATGACTATGATCGTTTGTTACGCACAAAACTAACTGTCACTCGTCTTATTAAACGTTCAACAACTGATTTCACAAACTCAACCATGACATTTAACGTTGAGCTTTCGTCAGGTGTAACTATTTGCTTTCCAACGATATCATGCTTTGGTTGAATTTCATTGACCTCAATCAATTTTGCCCACACGGTAATAACATCTTCAAGCTCATGTTCATACGATGATGAGCGACGGCCTGATTGGCGAGGTTTGAAAATTTCAACAATGCCATCAACAACAGCTTGAACAACGCTGGGACCATACCCCAGCGTCACTATGCTATTTTGGCCTATGCCACCAAACCCGCGTGTGATGATCTTCAAAACTGAAGCCTTTTCGTTTAGCTAGTTAGATCTTAACACGCTCAAAGACTGACTCCATTGTTGGTGCGCCCGCGCTGTCCTTAAGAGCAAATCTAACTATCTCAGTTGCATTATCATCTTTGTAGAAGATCATTTCATTTGAAATGATTCTCCAACGACCGAAGTTTATGTCGTAAAGAAAACCTAACGTACCAGACATACGACCAACAGAGCTGGAAATCAAGCTAATAGTACCAGATACTTGAGACAGTGATAATCCTGTGGAACCTTGTTCAGTGTGCAATGATAGCTGCTCATTCCAAACAGACGTTGCAATTTGTTGGTAATCGATCGTTGGTGTCGGGCCCAAGCTCGCGCTTCTAAGCATCACACCAGCAGTCCCAGACAAAATATGTGAACTCATGTTAGCATCCCACGTTGCTGAAACTAACGTTTGAATGCTTGACGATGAAATACTGATCGATGATGACAACAACGTATCAAAATCATGTTGGTAAACACTTAAAACATTCGACAGCACGTCAGAGTTCGAACCGTTGGTGACTTCAATCACGACCCCATAATCGCCTGTACCATGTGTCAAAAAATACGATGATGTAACATCAAATCGATAAAGACCGGGTTTTCCTGATTCAATGGCACTTGGCGTACTTGAAGCTGTGTCTGCTGGATTACGAACTGTGATTGTAAAGCTACTAGACGATAAGCCAGTTGCTAATGTTCCCATTGGATTAACAGCTGCAAACCAACCCCTAAAACCCTGATCCATGCGTGTAAACCACATAGATTACCTCAGCACACGTCCACCACCAACAACGATCGCGGCGCTAGAGCGTTCAATGATAATCGTTACTGTGTAATCACCCAATGTTTGCACGAACAAAGGTAACGACGAGTCGTTCGAATAAAGGTTTCCACTAATCCGCAGCTCGTGATCAACTTCTTGCGGACGAATTCGCCATCCATCAATCGTGTTGAGAAAGATGTATGGTGCAATCGTTTGCCCGGAACCTATGGGATCACCAGCAACGCTAGTAAATGCAAATATGTACTTAGAGTTGTCGGATATTTGAACCCAATCCTTCCATCGTGAATACAGATCTGTGGCTGAGAATGATGTCGTTCCAGCTGTCAATATGATCAGCTTATTTGCGCCATCAAATTGGTATCCCATGCCTGCTGCTTATACTACACATAGCATCACGCTATGTTCTCATATTGTCGATCAACCTGTTGTGAAATAGGAAGGGTTACGTCAGAGGTTGTGCTGTACGTTAAAATCCTCATGTTTTGATATCCTAACGACAGTATTGAAATATCAACCGCTACCCCTGATCCAACTGAAAATGTAAATTCACCCAGCGTTACATCTTCTTGACCAGCCAAAGGCGTCTGTGTTCCCGCAGAGAATACACGAACCTCAGTTGGATTCTTAAGACCCGTCAACGTAACGTTAACGTTGTTGTTGACAGTCGTTGAAGCACCAGCACCATTACGATACGTTGGAGTACTACCACCATTCACCACGTTGATCGTGATGGCACCACCAGAGTTGTTGTACACGGCAGCGTCAGTGGTGCCAGTGCTACCGTAACCAGAAAAAACGTTACCAGAAAACGTAAATGCGCCGACGGACGTAATCTCAATCGCGTGACCAGTTCCAGCACTGGTGAATACACAATCGGAGATCCCGCCTGGGTTGTTTGAAACGACCGCCGATGATGTAATGCTATTAGAGATGTTACAGCTTGATAGCGAAGCTGAGTTTTGCGTTATGACGCCGCAATTGGTAAACGATACGTCAGAGAACGTTGTCACATTACGTAACTGAACATCACCGGCGCCGATGATCGACAGGCCAGAAAAATCATATGAGGCTGAAGCTGATGATGAAACGTGCATTCTCCAATGATACTGCGATGGTGACGAAACAACGCTGTTGCGATGCTTGATGGTATCACCGCTGCCAGCGTAATACGTTAAACCAGCTACGTTATCAGCGCTACAGTAACCGATCTGCTTTTCTGACAGGTTGTATTGACGTGGAAATTCTATGGCAGTAGCGTCTAGATCAAGGTAAATTGGATTAGTACCACCGTTCCCAAATTGTAACGGCTGAAGAACAAGCGCTTGGTTTGCTCCTTGTTGGATCACAGATCGACGTTCATGACCGCGGGCGGCGGCGTTAGTTATGCCTTCAATATTGACTGATCCTGATACATTACCGCCAGCGATGATCGTGGTATCAAGCACCCACAACGATGCAAACTGCCAAATTGTGGTGGAAACACCTGTTGATGATACCCAAAACCCAAATGTATCAGCAGCAGCAGCATTAAACGTTCCTGCTGACTGAAGCACTGAGCTCGTTACGGCGCTTGAATTAATGACCAATGGAACATCTCTTGATTGACCCCAAGGTGTTCCATTTCCGTGAACATACCAGACCTTATAGTTGCCTGCTGACGACAACATTCCAAAAGCAATTCCTTTACGACTTGAAGAAACAGTCGGAAAACGCTGCGTCTGTCCAGAGGTCGAAGGCCCGACGTGAACCAAGACATTTTTCCCAGTAACGTTTACGTTATTACCCGCCGCCAAATCAACAGTCGCCCCACCCCAACTTGAGGTCGCAGACGGCGTAGTTAGTTGACCGGTTGAATGAAACGAATTCAGACCCGTGTCAGCAGCCGCAGCGACAGTCGCATCTGCAACAGTGATGCTGTTTAACGAAGTACCAAACAATGTATCAGCCGTGGCAGCCAACGCAGCATTGCCGTTGTACGCAGTCGTTCCGTTGATCGGATCCACATAAACCGAACTATCACTAGCGCAGTACGTTGGAACAAACAACGTTCCAGTCAACGGCGGATTGATAGCAATGACTGCTTTTACACCTGCACCAGCGGCAACGTTAGAGCAGCTGATGCTAGTGGTGATACCGTTTGTTGAACCGCTAAAGGGCGCGATCGTCCAACCTATTCCTTGAGACTCAGCTGCTCCATCTGCACCCAAGATCCCAATAACAGGACCTTCAATGATCGACGGTACCCCAACTGCTGAATTTGCGCTAGCACATATCAATAAACAGTTGTCACGTGTTGTGGTGACTGCTTGAAATGCAAACTTGTTTGCTGAAGCTTGGTTTGCGTTATTTGAAACGTTGATCGGTGTTGCCGTATCAACATTCTTGATTGAAACGATCGCTCCGTTATACGTTTCGTTAACAGTTGCTGCAAACGTTACAGTTGCTGGTTCCACAGAACCAGTTGCAATCTTTCTTAGCACAGTCAATGACGTAGTATTGCTGCGCGTAAATACCTGTGCCCAACCAGTCGCAGTCACAGTAGGAGCTCCAGTATCGCTCTGGATGAAGGCTAGAAGCAAATCGTCACCCTCATACGCGGGCATCGGAACAGTTACCCCAGCATCTGTTGTGACTGATTCAAATGACCATGATATATCGCGAATTACTGGCATGCGTTCCAATCACGCGTTGCTGTAGTTACGTTCCAACGGTGCGACAAGAGAAATTGTGTTACTTGTCGATCTTGCAATCGTTCCTTCAGCACGAACATATTGGCCTGTTTCCAATCCAATAGCGATAGCTGTCACGCTAGCATCTGTTCCAGGGGTTCTACCTCCCTGGTTATTACCGTCATAGTTGAAAGATCTTTGGACAGATGACTGAGCGCTGATGTTACCGGACATCACCAGGTTTGAATTATCCAAAACTAACACTGCGTTTGCTTGACCGAAATCATCGCTACCGCCAGGAAGGGTTGTGAAATAGACCCAATACTTCGCATTTGCATCGTTGATAAGATTTGTTCCAAAGTTCAACGTCAATGTCGCAACGAACGGGTACGTTCTGTTCGTTCCTCCGATGTCCCTAAACGTCAACCTGTTCGTGTCAGACGTTGAAAATCCTTCAATGATAACTCCGTTTGCGCTACCTGAAGCTGGGTTGACGGGGTTTAACGTACCCGCTTCCAACGTGTCACCGACAAATCGAAGCAACAGGTCAGATGTTTTACCAATTATACTTGTTGAACCTGTGGCGATTGAGTTGATATGTGTATTCTGTCGTAAAAGATACTGAACCTTTTCATAGATTTGTTCAGCAGTCGCTCCTAAGCTCGCAGACTTGTAGAGCGTATACGACGCGCTCGTCATTGACGTAGGAAATGTTGTTGAAATGTTGATCCGATCCCCCGCCTGTGGGACGCCGCCCGCTAAGTTGTACGTTCCTTTGGCTGAACCAGAATGAATGACGAGCGTGCCGTTGACAAAGTTAGAACCAGAGATACCACCAGCTGAAGACGTAAGTGTGTTTTGTCCGGCTGTGAATTGCCCATCGCACCCCGAATGCGTACCAACATCAATCACAATGCCAAATGAGCGAGGTAGATTGGTCGTATCAACGTCTCGCTTGAATGAACCAGTAAAGTACCTAACCAATATCTCGTTGTATGGATAATTGGTTCCAGAGACCTGGTTGTCAGTGTGGGTTATCTTAAGATCTGTAGATGCAGCGATCGGAAAACGATAGGCCTGGCTGTCCATCGTCGAAACACCGATATCAACCAAGCTTGCTCCGCCGTACAACTGAGCATACTCACGTACAAAAAGCTTAAAGCTAGATCTGTTGTTAGAGTCGAAGTTTCCATCACCGTTTGAATCGCTTAAGATCTGAATGGCCTGGTTGACTTGCCCAGTCAACTGCATGTTGATAGCGCCGGACAATTGATCGTAGTAAAGCTGAGCAGTGCTAGGAACACTACCTAGACCAATGATTCCAGCCCATTTTTGCGTAACTGCACCAGCAGATTGATTTTTAACAGTCCATCCAGCAGTCCTAAGCAAATACCTCGTAGAATCGTTAGCAAAATCCCACCCATCGATGAGCTCAAAGCTCTCATCGGTAATCGGTGTCATCGGAAACGGAAACGCAGCTAAATTCTGGTTATTTGGATCGTTCTTCCATTGCTCTTTAAGGAACGAATACACACACTTAAGCGTAACACCATCTGTAGACAAAGCACCAGTTTGATATAACTTGATTGTTCTGCCTGTTGTGTTGATGAATACGTTCTTTGTTCCATCGTCAGCAATGCTGCCAGTGAGAAAATCTGGATCTGTTATAAGTGCCATTTTCTATGTAGGTATATGTTACGTTACAACTTTGAAGGCTTCAAAATGCATCCCATCAGGTCTTCCTTTAAACCACCCACCCCAGTACCAACCGTGCTCGTACGCCACCTTGACTAGCTCCCTCACTGAACCCTTTTGCCCCTTGAGCGCAGGTTGTGTGCCGAGCATGTTCCACTGCACGTTGATGTCAAACGCTGTTCCCCAGGAGTGGTTTGATAGCTGCGTCCTAGAGCCTCGGACATACCTTGGCACCCATGAACCACCCCACGTAAGAAGCCTGTCACCTAAACCAGCCTCTTCCCACGCATCAAACAATGAGACAAGCTGTTTCTCTAGAAGCCCATGGACCTGCACCTTTCCGCTCACGCCGCGGAGCTTTCGCAGCTGCGGGACGTCTGCGGTCACAATGTTGTTTTTTGCCCAGTCGTCTGTCATGACGATCGCCTCTGGGTTTGCAGCTGTTCCAGCGGGCCTAAACGAAAACGTTCCAAACGTTTGAAGACGTTCAGCTGCTGGCATCGGCCCATGAGCTGGAGCAAGTGGCCAGTTGGGGCCGTCTTCTGTCAACCTGTCGTCTTGCAACGGGTTGAAACCAAGCTGCATTGCCTTTCCAAGCGTCCCAGGACCGGCGACGCCGTCAACGTCCTTGCCTGAAAAACCTACGCTTGTTTGGAACCTTCTTGTTTCGTCGGCCGTCGCCTGGTCAAATACACCATCAACAACAATTGCACTGGATGGGTTTATTCCAAGAAGAAAATACTCCCAAGCCCTGACATCATCTCCTGAGAGACCAACGTAAAGCGTTCGCATTTCTTAAATATGCTCACTGGTTGTCAGGAATCGTCTAACGATGCCTCCGCTGATTTCATCAGGTTAACGACAGCGTCACGAAACCTGCTTCTAGACGTTGCGTTGTCGTCGTTTTTCAAGCTAATGTAGTACGAGACAACATCCTTTAGTTCCCTAGGCATGCTGTCAACGTTGACATATCGTAATAGAACGTTGCTTTCTTGCCTTGGCGACGGTGTGGGAGGAACAACAAACCAAATCTGACGCGGCACGTTTTGTTCAGTTATCGGCTTTGAAACGTTGAAGATCGGATGAATGCACTCAACGTAAACATCACTAACAGGAACAACGTCATCTAACGCATCAGTCAGGTCAACGGGCTCAACGTCAGCATACTCCTCCTTGAGTTTAAGGACACGTTTGGCAGCATCCTTAGGCGTCAAGCCGTTAACTGGAGCAAACACAATCCATTTGTCTTGTTGTCGTTGCATGGCTAGCTCCATGATCTCATCGACGGCTTCTTTTTCCTTAATCAAGGCACGGACAACATTCCTTGAAAGCTGCACATCTTCTTTAAGGTCATCACGAAGCTTTTGATCATAGATGTCGCTCTTATTTTCGTTCTTCTTTTGCTCAAGACGACGCTTCAGCTCAGCAACGATGTCAAGCGACACGACAGCTTTTTCAAAAGCATCAGCACGCTCACCTTCTGTGTTGTTTAACATAGCTTCTACATCTTTACCGTACTTGGCATCAAGCACTGCTTTCAGGTCAGTCGCTGAGATCTTGCTTGTCATGACCTTGTTTGTCGTAGCGTCAACAGCATCCTGCCCAACGCCGACAGACCTCAGCTTAGCTTCAGTAAGTTCTTTCTTTTTGTCGTCTTCGTTCACGTTGAACCCTACGCCTTTCGTGGAATCGCTGCCCAAACCTGTCTCAACCACAGCTTTGCGTTTGTCCTGTCCGGGTGCACGCCGTCCTGGAGCTTTACGCGTTCAGAGTCAAAGTAGCTGCAAGGTGGGCTAACGGCTGCCTTTAGCAAGGCATTGATCGGCCATGACTTTCCGTGAACGGCAACATTCCCTACCCAAACACACGGAAGGCGACGAGCGGCAAGTTCGCTAAGCAAAGGCTTGACGTCAGGCGCAGACCTAGACGTGTAATGGTTTGTCCCCAAAAACACCAACACAACGTCAGACGCCGGGTAGAGGCTCAACGCGTGTTTCATGTGCAGGCCGCTCCAGTATTGGACTGTCGAACCAGCCTTGCACGAAACATTAACGTTGTCGGGCGGAACCTGTTCGTTTGCTACGTCAGATGCAACCGCGCCGACTGCACACGCCTCTGAGTCGCCTACGATCAAAACGTTTCTGGGGCGTTGCTTTTCAGCTGACGTAGCCGCGGGAGGCGATGAAACAGGTTGGCTGACGTTGGCAGCACCAGCTGGAGCATCAACGCAGTGACAGGCAACGAGCACGGCTGCAAGTGGAACCAGCTTGAGCCTCATGCCAGCCTCGACAAAACGACAGGCTCACCTTGAATAGGCTTGCTGAGACGCCACGATGGGTTCTCGCTTAGCCATTCATCAACGGCAGGGCGGACCCCGTGTTTTTCTGTCTCAACCTTCTTTGTCGTGTCTATGACATTTTCATAGCCGAGGCGCTCGGCGTACCAGAGGTCCCTCTCAGACCACCTACCGTCATAGTCATCAATGATGATTGTTCCGTTGTCGCCTAGAAGCGCAGCGACGTGCCGGAGCTCGTTTGAGACAGTGTGATAGTTGTGGTCACCGTCAAGAACAATGACGTCAAACTTCATCTTCTGCTCGACCATCTGCGGCAAGACGCTAAGGCTGTTACCGTTAACGAGGTATGCCTGTTGCCCTTGCTGGAGGTCAAGGTTGTTAAGGAGCAGCTGCGTTGCCTCCTGAACAAGGACATCAACGCCGACAGCAACAAACTGAGGCTTTGTCCGAGCCAAAAACGTAGCAACCGACAGAAACGTTACGCCTCGGTCGACGCCGACCTCCAGAAATGAGGGCCTCTCAGATGCGTAAAGTCTCTGCTTGATTAAAGGAATGTAGCCGTGTGGTGCCATCGGTTAGATGGTAACCAACACGCTTGTCTAAGGTAAAGGTCAACCTTTTAGCAGGGTCTTGCCTTCCGTCAAGGCCTCGTTTGCCGAGCGTAGCTGCTCCTGTAGCTGCTTGAGCAGGTCTCGCGCAACCTTTGGATCGTGCCCTGACTCAGTGATCACTTTGATCTCGTTCTCAAGCTGACGAATCTTGTCGTAAAGCGCCTCAGTTGTTGCAGACATGCTTTGTACCCTCCGTTATGTATACCACGGCTCAGCCTACCCAAGCCTTTCGAACTATTCCTGCGGTCACCTCAACGTTGATCCTGAGCATGTCGTGCTCAACGAGCCTACTCCTGCGTTCACCGTTCAGGCTGTGGACGTGTAGCTTAAAGCCGTTTGACGTAACAACCTTAAACGCCATGCTCAAAACCATGCCTGACACATCCTGCGAAAGGACACGGATTAGCTCAGCGTTACGCTGCTCGTTAGGCCTTCTCATGATCTTAGATTTCGATCGGTCTTTTGACCTTTTGCTCACGTCTGTTCATACGTTGAAAGCGTTCAATTAAAACACGGTGGAAGCGGTGGGAGTCGAACCCACGTCCGCAACACGCCGTCCCACCACATCATCCACAGGCTTGGCCCTCTCTTTGATCGCCTTCGGGCAAGGCTAGGTCGTACTGTTTAGCGTCTGTCTCGGCCGTGAGACGTTCCGTTTAGCGTCCGGCGACGTTTTTGCCAGCGTCGGCTGGCGCCACCCGGTCATTCTGTTTCGAGGTCGACCAGGACACCCAATCCCTCAGGCCGCGTGGGCGAGGGAAACGATGCCGTTATCGTTGGCAACTAACGTTCACTTGGGTTTTAACCGACCCTCGTGCACCGGTGCCTGCTGCAATGGATCTTTGTGCCACGTCGAAACCTTTTCGCCCCCATAAAAGGTGAAAACAGGCCTGACTTGTCCTATCTCCTTTTGATCTATAGATACAACATCCTGGGTCGAGGTTTCACCTTTTCTTAGGCCGATGTTTCCCAGGCGATGACGTTCGTTGTGGCTTTGGGTATGAACCGCTCGCGAGCTCATCCTCATCGTCAGTCAAGATGTCACTAGGCGCCGGCGTGGAGGGCCCTGCGGGGGTTTCCTTCTGTTTGTCGGAGGAATTGTCAAGGAGCGCCAGTTTGGCCTGTTGCACCTTCATCCAGACGTCAAAGTCGTTTACATTGTCGCAGCTTGCGAGGCTCGACACGATCGCCGACCTAAGACGCAGGTACACCTGCTGCAGGTGCACGGTCTCAGGATCAGACGAATCAGCCTTGCTTCCTAGCTTAAGGTGAAGGTAGCCGTATAGCGCCAGCTGCTCTTTGGGATTTAAGGTTAGCTTCATTTGACTTCGTAGGTAACGTTAGGTGCCAGCAGCTTTGTCCAAGAGCGCGGGAACTTTGAAACGTGGAAGGTGTGCCACGCGTTGCCGGCGCCGACCTTTTCAGCAAAGCTGAATGAGCTGCCGTCACGACTTAACATCATTGGAAAAAACACAACCGTGTTAGACGACCCGTGTTTGACAGTGTTGATCGTTAAGCGACACCTGCCGTTTTTGCCCTGGGCAAAACCCAACGCCACGGTCACATCAGGATCGTCGACTGACGAGCCGATCACCTTGGCGCGACAGGTGTCAAGCTTAGCAAGCGCAGATGCCGAAAGAAAAGGCATCTTCTTAAGGTTATCGTCATCTTCCGTGATGACAAAATCATCATCGTCAAAGGATGCAGCGTTTGCTCCTTCCTCGTCAATGCACAGCTCATCAAGCTCTTCGTCAGAGATTTGACTGTGATCGCCTAGCAGGTACGCCTCGAGGCTGTCACGAAGCTCAAAGAGACACTGAGGAAGGCTCCATCGCGTTTGGTGTACAGCAAACAGGTTGCTAAGCGCAAGTGCATCACGTTTTGTCAGCTTCATTGCTGGTTCTCCTGACAGAAAAAGCCGGCTGCAGCTACGCAGCCGGCATGTGCCTCATACGTTGGTGTTGATCAGGCGGTACGTGACTTGCCAGCCTGGCCGTAGTGCTTACGAAGCAGGCGATAGAGCGAGCGTGCCTCACGGCCGTTGAACCGGACGTATCGGACATCGTCGCCGTCAAACTGCGGAAAGTCGATGAACAGGTTGGTGCTGTTGTTTCGCTTGTCAGTCGAGACCGCCATGCGCGGCGAATCGATGTCGCGTCGCTGGGTCTCAGTACGAAGCTTTCCGGTCTTGTCGGTACGGGTCGCGATGCGGGCGTTCTTGTTTCTGGTCTGGTCGTTCATGTATTGTCTCCAAATGCTCATTTCATCGATGAGAACATTGCCTCACCGAGTAAGAAGACAGTAACACGGCACAGGAACCGTGTACAAGGACCAGAAAACTTTTTACGGGATTGAATATAAAACCCTGCCCACTGGCCAAAAGAAGACCAGCGGGCCACCAAACACCCCGAGGTGTTAGATCAGAGGTTGTTGCCGGCCAGCGAGAAGGAGCCGGTGCCGCCGATGATGCACCAACGGAACCCGTCTGACATCATCATGATCGAACCGCTCGGTTGGATGCTGACGGTGCCGCCGCCAAGGGCCGACACAGCAATGCCAGGGAACGAGCCAGAAGGACGAACGAACAAGGCCTTGCCGTTCTGGTACGCTGATCCTGTCAGCAACCAGTTGAACAGGCCGTATGTGTCCGTGATCATCAACATTGAACCTGGGCAGGATGACGGCGCCGGCACTGAACCGGTGAAGTACCCCATGCCGGACGCCCCGGACGCAGGAACGTAGTAAAACGCTGGTGAGCTGATCGACACCGTCCCGCTGCCCGCGAGGGTCAATGGGTTGTTCAAAAGAGAAGTAGTCGTCGTCGAACCAGCGACGGTCAGGTTTGAGCTGCCGTCGTCAATGAAACCCCTGTTACCAACCTGTGCCATCGTCTTTCTCCTGTCCTAGCCTCTGCTAAGTATCGTCATCGAACCAAATCATATGAACGATGTCGGTTTACAAGTCATCAAATGGTTGCTAGCTCATGCAAAGCCAATGAAACTAACCTAAACGAACCATCACTGTTCGTAAGTATCCCGAACCAGGACGACTTCATAGCCTAAGGCCTCAGCGGCACGGAGCTTGAGCTCGTCGTTCTCCGTTAGGTTGCCCTTGACCTCGAACAGGACGTTCTCCTCGATCGACTTGAAGTCCGGCAGGTAGCGGTGCCATGAGCCGTCAGCCTGCTGGTAGTCGATGACGATGCCGTGTGCCTTGGTGACTGGGTAGCCCTCGTGGATGCACCTCATCAGGAAGCCCGTCTCCCAGCTCGAGTGCATGAACTCCTCCTTGCCCGTGAATGGGTTGTCGACCCACATCTGTTTGAACGGTGCACGAGGCCCGATCTTGTTCTCCTCGAGCAGGGCGATTGCTCGGTCTGACGCCTCACGGCGGCGGTGTTTCGTCAGCTCTGAGTCGGATGACCAGAAACGTCTGACGCTAAAAGCAGTTTTGATTCGACGATCAGGTGAATTTTCCCACGATTTTCGTTGAGCAATTGTTTGGGAATGCTTATATTCAGGCGTCTGCATCATGGCACGTAGCTTCTCACCGTGCCGTTCCCATCGCTTCCGTGAGCCCTCCGAATAATTCTTGAGCTGCTCAGCGGTTCTCCTTTGTCCGAAGTTGGGTGATAATTCGCCCTTCAGGCGACCCATCCCGTTGTCAGACCCAGACGACGCGCAGCATTTCAATTCGTCGCTGGTTCCCACTCAACATACTGCCACCCCAATCGCTCACAATATGCTAGCGCTGCTTGACGCTTAGCGATGTTACGCTCTATATTTCGTAAGTTCTTTGGCTTGACCTCCACGATCTGTGTGATCGCTGATCTCACAACCTTGAAGTCTGGAACATAGCGATGTTGTGAACCATCAAATACGTACGGAATTGATGTGAACTCGCTCTCCCAATCAGCGACATCAGGATCAATATCCAACTCCTGCATCAGTAGCAACTCCCACGAGGAACGATAGTAGCACTCGCGACCAGATTTAGTCGAGACGTATGTACCCTTTGTAAACTCCCACGTGCCATCGACGTATTTCTGAGAGATGACTTTCGATAGCTTCTCGTTCCGCTCTGAGAAATCGTAATCACCATTAGTTGACTTCTGTTTGAATGTTTCTGCTGCCTTTGCGTGCGGCTCATTCATCTCACCAGCAATCCAGCGTTGCCGCGTTCTATCACGAAAACTTTGTTTATCGGCACTTGACATGGCTGCGTATGCTTGGCGAGTTGCTTCAATGCGTTGCTCTTCAATTTCTGGTGTCAAATGTTGTCTCATCAAAGAAGCTTGAGCTTCAGCAAGTTCAGGGTGTTCTTCATAAAATCGTTTCATATTGGCAGCGTTCTTCTCACCAATACGACGCTTTTCATCGTCTGATTTCTTTCGTCCCCATGCATGGTGACCTAGTATGTGTTCAGCGTAGCCTTTTGATGCCACATTCCAAGCCGTTTTTTGGCCACAACCACACCTACAGGTTGGCTCTACACCTCCATAAAAATGTCGGAGCGAGTATTGCTGAAACGTCATCCCATGTTTTCTTAAGTGACGCCTGACTTGCTCAGGATCATTGAACACCTCGTTGCACTCCCTACAGGTTCTATCTTCCATGGTTTATACCATAACACTTTTACAGTTGATTGTTTACTGAATATAAAAGCGAAAGCCCTACGTTTATAGGGCCTTCAAGCTAGTCTCAATTGACCATATCAACCACACTTAAGTGGTTGATAACGTTCAATTAAATTATGTTCATGTCAAGTACGGTCACAGTCCCATAAAAGTCACTCCTGACCATTTTCTTTCCGTACCTGGTCATCACACCCTTACGAGGCGTGAAGTCCTCCGGAGCGAAGATCGTCGGCGTGACGATCAGCGGGACGTACGGAGCGTACACATAGCCTGTCTCCAGGTAGCTTCCGCCCTTGTAGCCGACGAGGATCTTGTTCCTTGGGAAGTAAGGATCCTTGTAGACCGTGAACCTGTTCGACACCGTGCCGATCGCCTCGGCTCCGATGGTAAACGGAGAACCGACCTGGCCTTCGCCGTCGAGCGAAAACTTCGGCTTGTAGAGCACAGAGCTCTCCAGGATGGTGCAGACGTCTGGGCCAGTCACCATGAAGTTCGCAGAGCCTCGGAAGGTCTTACGATGGATGGTGTTTGCCACGTCGATGACGGTCTCGATCAGGCCCTCATACCACTCACGGATGGTGCCGGTGAACTGCGGACCGATGCTGAGGCTTGATGCCAAGGTCTGTGCCTGGCCGGTCAGCTTGTTGACGAACCTGCCCGGTGCACGGCTCCAGTACATGTTCGCGCCGTTTGCCTGGAGTACCAGGTCGTTGAGGATCTCTCGGTCAATCTCGAGAGCGATCTGCTCGCTGAGGATGCTGGTCAGCTCGACCTCGGCGTCCAGGGCGTGGTACGCGTTGAGGTCCTGTGCCATTTCCGGCGACCACCTTGCACGCAGCTTTCGCGACGTAGCGGTGATTGCGATCGACTCGATCTTGATGTCGATCTCTGGGATCACCGGGGTCGGTGACGTACCAAAGTCAGACTCGAACGACGGAACAGTCAAGGTCGAGCCGATGCCGCCCGCAGTGCCGTCAGTACGCTGAACCTCGTCAGCGATTGCCATGCTTAGCCTCGTGGTCGCGCCAAGGACCGGAACCGTGCTGCCTGGGGTGATCCTAAGGACCACCTGGATGTGCGTTCCGTTGAGCGGAGCCGGCGTGAAGACCGAGCCGCTCCAGTTTCCGCGCTTGTTGAGGCGGCGAAGGTTCATGACGCCGCGGCCTGACTGGTAGCTCTCGCCCCATGCGACTGCACCATTGGTCGTTGCAAACGCAAAGATCGAGATCTGCTCAACAGCGAGGAAGTCACCCTTTGGAATCACAGTCTGGATCTGAGAAACAGACAGGTGTGCAAAGGTAACGTCAAGAACGTTCGAACCGAGGTCAACCTCGACCTGAGGATCGTAGCCCAACATACGTCCGTTGGTGCCTGACATCTGGCTAGAGTCCGAGAGGACAAGGCCTGAAGACCAGGTATCGCCGTTGACGCCGCCCCATGCACCGACGTCTGCGGTGCTACCGGAGACGCCCATGGTTCCAGAGTGGACCTTGGTGTAGCCGACGTTGACGAGGTCGTACATACCGCCGGTCGCCAAAGAGCCTGACTGCACGCCGCGGCCCGCTGGGTTGTTGTAGATCGACTGGCCGCGAGAGTACGTCTCAAACGTGCCTGAGTCTGACTGCGTGGTGCCTACGTTCGAACCATAGGTGTAGTCGATGTAGAAGATGAGGCCTGAAGGCAGGGACATCGTCTGGATCGAGATGAGCTCGTTGGCGACAAGGCCGCCGAACACGCGTCGAACGATCGGGAAAGCGATGTTCGAGAAGCCCTGGACCTGTCCGGACGATGCAAGCGCACCGCCGCCGGTCGACAAAGCGTTTGACTCCTTGAGGACCTGTGCTGCCTGGTTCTCAAGCAGCTGTGCCATCGTCTCACGCCTGTTGCCGTCGAGGCCGCGAAGCAGGCCGGTGCGGCTCCACTTCTCAACAAGGCGAGCACGCTCGGCGCCGACGTGGCGGTCCTTGATGCCAGCTGCCAACTGATCGATAGTGAAAAACTTCATTGTGTCCTTTTCTTTCGTGTTTGGTATGAAATCAAATCAAAAAGCCTGGCTCACTTGATACCTGCGAGCTTGGCCCAACGAGCCGCCTCATATCCTTCGTTCAAGGCTGGTGTAGAGGCCGGTTGCGTAGCCCTAGAGGAAGACCCGATGACACGACGGTCACGGTTCTCGTTCAAGGACTTTGATGTTGGACCAGCAAGCGTCTTTGACAGGCTCTCGTAGACAAGCTTGGCTTCCCTTGAGGTCTGTGCGGCATCGAGCTGCTCGATCACCTGTGCCTTCTGGCGCGGTGTCAAGGACTCGTTCTGCAGCAGCTTGTTGGTGAACATCAGCTTCACGTTGATCAGATTTGCTTCTGCCAACTCATCGCGGAGCATTTTGACGGACTGGTTCTCCGCTGTCCGTGCAAGACGACCATTGTTGGTGCGTCCTTTGACGAGGTTGGCAGACTCTGCCAACAACGTTGAAATCTTGTTCTGGCGCTTAAGCGACTCGTTAAATCGCTTTGCAACCGCAGCGTACTCTCGCTTCAGCAACGCAAGCTTACGATGGTTGTTCTTGTTTCGTGGGCTTGCTGCTTCCTTCTTGAGGGCGACAGCTCGGGCCCTTGCACGCTCCTGAAGGCGGGCCTCAAAACGTGCCCTTCGGCGAAGCGACTCAGCAGCCATTCCTGGGTTGCTCTTGTCTACGCTAGGAACTGACGTTGCGCTGCCGCCTTTGTCGTTACGGGTGCGTCGATCACCAACTTGGACCATGTCGTCCTCATCGACTAGCTCAAGCTCTTCGAGGTCCTCGTCTGACTCCCCAAGCGTGTTGACATCAAGCGCATTACCATCGCTAGAAGCATCTCCGAAGTCGTCAAATTCCTTGCTTGAGACGCCGTTTCCGTCGACAGACGGAGCAGCTTCCTCGCGGAGGCGTTGCATCCTCCTGATCTCACGACGAAGCATGCCGCTATCGATCTCAACGATCGTGTTGTCGCTCAGCCTACGGCTCTCGCCCATGCCTTCCTCGTCATTGTCCTCCGACCCCTCGTCACCGCCAAGGTCAAGGTCACCAAGATCAAGGTCGTCAGAGTCACCAGAGTCGCCAGAGTCATCAGATCCCTCAGCATCGTCACCAACGTCAACATCGAGGTCTTCACCCTCAGCGTCGTCGCCAGACTCGTCACCAGTGATCAGATCAACGCCAACAGAGTCAAGATCAATCTCGTCCGGAAGGCCGGTGAGCTTCAACGTGACATCTTCTTCATTCATTAGCTTCTTCATCGACATTTTTGACTCCTGGAGCTTGCTTAGTTCCTTGAAGTATGACTCTAACTTAGTTTCGTATGAACCCTTTGCAGGATCTGATAGTGATTCCTGCACGTAGTCATACATATCCTCCACGCGCTGAATCATCTCGTTGATTTTAGTTTGAAACCCTTTGGACTCCCTGACCAACGAACCAGCCGCCACAAACCTCTTTATGTCTTCACCGGTTCGTAACACCGCGAGCTCAAACTCACGTTCACGACCGATGCTAGACGCCTTAAGAACAGGCGCTAGCGCATCAAATGACTCATTGCTTAGCTCGTACTCCGACGCTTCTTCGTTAGGCTCCTGATCAAGCTGCATCGCATCAAGGTCCAACGTCACCTTGCCTTCTGCGTCAGGCGGCGTGATTGCATCAGCAATGTCAGGGTCAGACGCAGATGCATCAACGATGTCATTCAGAAGCTTGTCTTTGGCGTCGCCGCCTTCATCTTCGCTCAATGAATCTGTTGCCTCGTCGCCGTTCTCACGTAGCAGCTCGCTCTCAATAAGGTTCCTGATCCTTGGCGTCACAGCCTCAAGGATAGAACGCTTGGCGTTTGCCTCAGCGACTTCCTTCATCTTTTTGACGTCTGCTAGCGCTTCTTCGTAGATGGTCATGCTAACGTTCCAAAGTAACTATCAACCAACAACACAAACTTAAGTTTCTCAAACGTTGCCGCCAGAGTCGCCAAGCTTGGTAGAAACGCCCAGCAGGTTCGCAGCAACAACCTTAGCATTCGTCTCAGACGGTGACTTGGTGCCAGTTCCAGGCGCCCCTGGAACATACGATGGTTTGAGGTCCACAACCTTAACCTGAGGATCTGCATCCTTATCGAGACCGTTTGTTTTTCCAGGTCCGGGAGATGAGATGTCAGGCGCAAATGAGTTTGCGGGATCCCCTGGGTTTGCCCACTGAACGTCGCTTAGGTTTGGCGCTCCAGCAAAGTTAAGGTCGACACCAGAAGGAAAATGACCTAGGTCTCCAACCTGATGCGCAGGGGTCAAGCTTGCCTTTGCTAGGTCAACAACCAGCTCCCTGGCATCCGTCTCCTTGCCAACCAGGTCCTGCGTGGGTGACTTAAGCGTAGCGTCGTTGCTGCGAAACAGCTTGTTCAAAAGCGTGTTTTTGTCGCTGGCTGGCGGCGCATAGACTGTGTATTTTCCAGTTCCAGACATGATTTTCCCCTTACTGCCAGCCTTTCACTTTGAGACGGCTGAAACAATCTTCTTCAGGTGAAACTTTTTAGCCTCACGAAGCTTTGACAGGCGCCTCACAAGGCGGCTTTCCTCAATCTTTAACGCCTTGACATAGTCAATACGCTTCTCGAGTGCATCGGCCTGCTCGTCAGCATCAAGCTCCTTAGAGTCCTTTGCCACGTCCTCAGCGTCTTTCATTTTGCCAAAGCCCTTGGAGACTTCCTCTTCAATGATCTTTTTTAGCAAATTAGACGTCAGCTTCTTAACAGTCATTGTTGCACCTTTCTGGTTGTTGTGCTGAAGCTAAGTATGCAACAGCGACAAGCCTATGACGTTTTGTTGAGGCGTGGCTCTGTAAAGGCAAGGTGTGCCCATCGTGAGCTGGTCGCTTCGCCAAACACATCCTCTGGGTTGCCGTTAAACTGCTCCTGAAAGCCAGGCTGCTGCTGCGAAGCGGCTGTTGTTGGAATTTCATTTTCCATCTGTGCAGCCAACGTTGTCTCTGCCGTGTCTCGAAAAATCGTTTCCAGCAAGGGGTTACCCATAGCAGACTTTTTGATTGCATCTTTAAGGGCACCTGAAGGCTGCCGAGCAGCATTGCTAGAGCCCACTGGCGTATCAAGCCTTGGGTCAAAAGCTGGCTGACGCCTGACGCCCCTAGACTCAGAGATGCCAGCGATAGCTTTTGGTGGTTGCACGGAGCGAGGTGCGGCGACAGGACCGATGCCCTCGCTAAGCAGCTCCAGCAAGCATTCCTTCACAATCGCTTTTAGTTGTTCTCGTGATGTTTTCATGACACATGACCCCAATAGCACTGATGAGAACAGTACCGCTGATTTTTCTTTCGAACCTCAAACATACCGCCACATCTCTGGCATGTTGATGATGGCTTCTTCTTTTTGGGTCGAGACCGCAACGTTTCCCTGATTTTCTGCCGCGTTTCTTCTGAAATTACGTGACCCATTAACGTCTCGCTGATCCTCTGCCGCCATGTTTCATCGCGAGAAGCATCCAATTTTTCAGCCACCTCAGGACGCTGCATCGCAGCCTTCGTTCGCTCTGAGATCAGGCGCCTTACCTCAGGGTCCTTCATTGCCTCACGTTGACGTGCCTTCCAGGAAGGGTCGCCTTTTGCCATGGCTTCACGGGTACGTTTTGAGATCAAATGAATGCACTCTTCAGAAAATTCTTGACCGCCGTTCGTCAGGTTGTAACCCTTCTTCGGGTTGAACGAGTCGAAATGAACGACCCAATACTGTTCACGCTCATCAACAAACTGATCTTCACACTCCTCAAGCAGCTCAAAGGTAAAATTACCGATGCCGTGCTTCCTCATTGAACGATAGAGGGGCCTCTCTCCACCAACAGCCCGTGGATGTCTTGCTAGCCGCAGATGACCTGCTTTACGTTGAGCAAAATTCTTCGTCTGACCGACATAGACTTTGCCGTTGATAAGGTTACGAATCAAATACACACACCGCATAGTGATAAGTATATCCGTCAACCTACGCCCTGCCACCCGGGATTTCCATCAGGAAGAGTTCCTGACAACACAGGCATCACATCCCTAGTGATGTTTGTCAGGCCAGCGCAAAGGCTGTACTGCGGGGTGCCGCCTTCGCCTTGCAGCCAAAGCTCTTTTACCCTCAGCTCCAGCGTCACAGCCTGGCTGCCGCTAAGGATATACTTGTTGCTGCTCAGCGTAAGACCGTTACGCGTAAAACCAAAGCTAAGCGTCGTTGTTCCAAGGTTAGCAACGGTCACAAACCGCGTCACCTTAGGAAAATCAAACCGTACCGGTGATCCAGAGGCAGGAGCTGTCGATGATGTTACGTATGGCAACGCTGAAGACTGAAACTCAGCCGCGTACCCGATTCCACCTTTTTGATTGTCAAGCGTCATGTTTTCACTTCCTCAAGATCTCATTCAGCGTTCTATCGATCCTGTCAGACTTCGAAAGAAGCTTTCGCAATTCAACTTCGTTGATTTGCTTACCTTCAGGGAGCATGAATGCTCCCGGGGTTGATGGCTCCGATACAAAATCCCAACAGATCAGCTGGAAATCGTCCTGTACAACGTAATACTCGCCTTGCTTCTTAGTCGACCCAACGCCCCTAGAGCTGATCCCGAGCTTTACCCCAGAATCGATCAACCCCTTAAGGATCGCTCCAGACGGCGTCTTGTCGAGGATCTCAACGGTCCCGTACACGGTGCCGTTTTTGATGTAAGCTTCCTTGACCAGGTGTGAAGCATTTTTCAGGTTGACGACCGAGGTGTCAGGGTGATCAAGCTCTCCCATCGCCCTGTTCTCAATGATGAACTTTTGGTAGTTCCTCACCTCCCTCTCCAGCACAGACAGCGGATAGATCCTTCCGTTTTGGTTCAAGGTGTCAGCCTTCTGCAGGATCCCCTTCATGATGTACTTTTTTACCGCTGGTACATCTACGTTTTGCCCACGTTCGTCCTTAAAGGTGCGTGCAGGCGACACCTCCTCTGTGACGAGGTTGTAGTCAAAGACCTCCCAAGAGCTTAGCAGCCTCACATCGTTTTTTGCTTCAAGCATTGTCGTCCTCCATGCAAAGCTCTGAGTTTAGCCTGGCGTACAGCATAAACCTAGCCACCATTTCATCATCAACTGATTCCATCTGTTCGTTAAGCAGCTGCTGACGAGCCGCTGACATCTTCGAGTTAACGTATTCGTTATCTGGATTTTTGGCCACAAACGCATCCATCGATTCTAGCAACGCAGTTTTTACCTCTGCCAGCTTAAGCTTGATCGTCACAGTGTCGTCGTTTGCGGTTGAGAAAGCGTAAGCCCTAACAAGAGAACGCTGCATTTCGTTAAGAACACCAGCGTATTTCTCGTTTAGCTTCTTCATCATCACCTTCATCAAAAGCCTATTTTCGCCAGGCGATGTCTCTGACAACGGGGTGTCTACGCGAGGCGTTTTTTCAGCAAGCAGGTGACGCGCAAGGCGATCCTCATACTCAGCAATGACCCCAATGTCATCGCCAGAACGCCAGGCATTGATCAACGTCTGGATCGTCGCCAGGCTTCTGTATTCCTGGATGTGTTGGTCGTAAAAGTTTTCGTCCCTGATCAAGTGATTGATGTCCCTGATAAGGAGCGACTTTTGCCTGTCTAGCTCCTTAACGTCGTGTGACCTTACTGCTTGTTTAGCCTCACGTAAGATTGACACCGCAACTCCTTCGGTTGTCACAGTCGTACGGCTAAGCGAATTGACCAAACGAAACTCTTTGTACAGCTCCGTGCCAGGCTTAAAGTGCTTTTTTAGGACGCGCAACGCCCGAGAGGATAGCCGCTGGTCGCCTTCAACAAGCGCTCGGGAGATGGTCGCAACCAAAAACTCATATAGCAACCCAACGTTTCTTTTTTTGTTATGGGACTTTGACATTACTGGTCAACCCTTCGCGTTACAGTTCAATCGACAACACCTGGTCAATCATCTGTAACTATGCATCATAATGACGTAACTACTCATCGGAGATATCCCAGTCGTCGCCAAGATCAGTTTCATCGTCTTTTAGGCTAACGTCAATCTCATCTTGTACGTCAACTCCTTCTGACAACACAGATGAACGCTTGTTAACGATGCCAAGCTTCTCTGACATCTTTCGTAACGTTGCATACATGTCAGGAGACAGGCCGTTAAACCGCGATGATGGCCTATCAGCGTATGACTCGCCTAACGGGTTGCTGACGACCGATTTCATCCAGCCGCTGTCTGTCGGGTCCTTCATTGACTCGCTATCGTTGCCTGTCATCTTGACGAAGTCAGGAAAATGCGTCTTAGATGCGCCGTGGGTGCGACGGCGGCCTCTGTTGTAAAGAGCTTTATCCAGCTGGTTCTGTGGCTTGATCGCTGGCCCATCATTGTCGCTAGCGAGCTGAAGAAATCGATCGTCTTCCTCGTCACCTGACGTCAAAAGCTGGACGCCGGGGTCAGCTTCTTCTTCAGGCTCTTCCCCCGCATTTTCTTCAGGTGGAGTTTCTTCTTCACCTCCGCCAGTTTCTTCGGGCGTCACCTCTCCGGCCTCGCCGCCGCCGCCCGCGCCGCCTAGATCACCACCAAACAAATCTTCTCCGCCGCCTGCCTCTCCTGCTCCGCCGGCTCCAGCTGACTCAAGCTTGGTTGCAAAGATCTTTTCATCGATCTGCTGCTGCATGATCTTCTGGATCTTGTCGTCGTCAAGGTTCCAGATTTCTTTCATGATAAACTCGTTTGAAACAACGCCCTCTGGACGGGAGCCAGCGATCTCAAACTTTGCCCTCCACAGCTCAAGCTTCTGCTGCTGCGCGACGGATGATGGGTTCGACAGCCGCAACGTAAAGTTTTGAAGGTCTTCGCCGTCGTAGCCGTGCGCATAAAGATGAATGATCGCCAGCTTGTTGAGCTCAGCCAGCATCGTTCGTTGGATGACATTGATGGTTCGAGAAAAACGAATATCTTCTTGAGCCAACGTCGCCTTGCTGTTGTGGACTATAATTGATCCACCTGCGACGCCTGTGTCAACTGCAAAGTTGTGCCAATTTTCAACCTCGAGGTCGTACACAGGCACCGGTTTATCCAACACTACCTTTGTGACCGAAACAACGCAATGATTTCGCTTGATACCCAGCTTTTTGTTTCCAAAAACGCTAGTGAGCCACTCACCGTGGTTAACACCTTGCCTCTTACAGGCGTTGCGGAAGCCAGTGTACGTTAGCCCAATCTTTCTGTAAAATTCATTTCGATTTTCACAGGTGTTAGCAACTGCGCGAGCCGCCGCAAGGTCAACGTTTTTTTGCTTATGCTTAGCATTGTTCATAGCAACATTAAGCCGACGTGAACCATCATCTACGTCCCAAGCTCGCTTCACACCAACCTTATGTTTTGCCTTGTACTGATCGGTACGCATCACAGCACGCAGGCGATCACGCGAATAGTCAGCCAACAGGTTCTTCGCCTGCGTGGCATGGTACAGCGCGTGAGCCCTCTTACCCATCTTGATGAGGTTGTTAGGAGAGTTATCGCGTTTGTTGTGGTTTACATGATGAACTACGTATGAATGTTCGTTCAGGCGTGAAGAATCATCAGCCACAAGCCCCGCGTTAGCAACCAAACGATGCGTGTAGACCCACGACCCAGACTCGTTATCCAACACCTTTTCATACCCATTTTGAAAATCGCCATCGTCCAAGGAAGACAGTTTTCTGTAAAGAGGCATCAAGCTTTGGCCTGGAGTTAGCTCATCTGCACGACGATAGACGCCATCACGACACAGGAATGGATGGTTAGCGGTTACACGAACACAGCCGCCGTCATCAATGACAACGTCATATAGTTCATTCGTCTCACGTGTCAACCACGCTCTTGTTACACGTCCAGGGACAATGCAGCCAGTCGTTGGATCAGCTGAGTATACCCAAACATCTTGTTTCTTAGACCAATCGAGCTGGGCCAAATCATGAACACCCACCGATTCTCCGGACAACAATGGCACTTTAGCGTCAGCTGTAAGGCAGCTCAACAATTCATCATATCCAAGGTAAGCCCTAGGGATCTTAAGCGCTGCAAAAAGCTTCTTCTGGATGTATGCTACGTCCTCAACGGCTGCCGTGTTCTGGCCGCCAGCCAAGGTGTCGATCCTTGTCCCGGTGTCGCTGCCACGAACAGGGATGAAGTAGTCCTCATCAACCGAGTTCCACACAAAAACTAATGATTTCAATTGGTTGTCTGGTATTTCCCCACCCAATCCATTAACTGCAAAATTGTGTCGATCGTCTTCATGGTTAGGACCGACAACAGTCATGCAATAGACATCATCTGAAACATTTTCAAGAATTTCAACCTTAACAACCTGGTGATTAACGGGGGGTGAATTATTCGCAGCGAACTGACGAAATGTTCTGTAATTTGAATCTGGAATGCACTTAGTTCGAACAAGCTTTGAAACAATCGCATTGACGTGAAATCGCAGCAACGAACGATTGTTCTGAGCGTTTGCCTGTTTTAGCAAGGAACACATGCTAGCGTCATTCCTAATTGCGCTCGTCAATTCTTCACGACCAATCTTTGGGTTTGCTTTGATCGCTTCGAACGCAAACCCCACGACCTCATTAGGAATGATCCATTGCATTGCCTCAGAGCGCTTGGCTTTGTTGGCATCCCATGACTTATGCTGACCCTGTCGACGATTTTCATTATGTGCTTTATGAAGGTCTGTTCCGTTGTATGCCTCACCCATACGCTCAGCCTTGCGATCACGCTTATTGATTTCGATTGTACGAGCGCGGTGCTGCGCCGACCTGTTGTATTCTGCCATCTGCACCGCTCGAACAGCTAAACGTTCAGGGGTATTGAGTGTCAGCTCACAGTGCTCGGCATGCATCTTTTTGTGTTCCCAAAAGTTCATGACCTCAAGGTTATCAGGTGAATTATTGCGCTTATTCGTCTCCTTCTGTTCAGGATGCTTGTGATGAACAACGGGTTGGTCAGTCATTGACCATTTTTCTGCATAAACATCCCGAGCGACCATAACATGCGTTGAAATGCGGTCACCAGAAGGTTCAATAATACGTTCATAACCGCGATTATTCAGGTCACGGTACGCTGACATCAGACTGTCACCAACCAACAACCCATCAGCTCGTTTCGCTGAACCATCACGCATAACGAATGGATGCTCAGGTGCTGTGGTAACATATGAACCGTAGTCAAGCCAAACCTTGATCAAGGTTGTTGCAGTGTAGTTCTTCCCACACCAAATAACCTTACCTGGAACCAGCTTTTGAGTTTTATCCTGCACCGAGTAAACCCACGGAACCCAACCAACTTCCTCGTTCATCTTCCTCGACAACGCTTCGATCGTCATCGTAGTACCATCAAGCAACGGAATTGGGGTATCCTTGTGAATAGGAAGCGGGTTATACCTTAGGTC